CGAGAACTGCCGATCGGAAGATGAGGCGATCGCCCTCATGACCGCCATTTCCATGTCGCACTACCGAGACGCCCACCCCGGCAAGCTGGTCGATCTCAACTTCAACATCGAGGACAGCAAGTACGAGCAGACCATACGGAACGGTCTGGTCAACTGAAGGAGGATCGAGGATGGCTCGAGGAGACTTCATCGACGTGACCTATCGGACCGGGGAGACCTCCGGTTCGCATCGCATGCAGACGTCGTCCATCGGCGGTTCTGTTGACTGGCTTCAGCCGAGGCCGAACGAGGCCTTCATCGAAGTCCACGAGCTGAACAAGGCCGGGGCGGTGGTTCGCAAGGCGTTCTTCGCCAAGGGCGACGTCATCGCTCTGATCGAGGGCAATGTCGGCCCCACGGCCTTCAGAAGGGTGGTCAAGAAGTGAAGGTCATCGACAAGACCCGTTGGCCGATGGCCAAGATCACCGGTGGTCCACACGGCAAGAATACGGTCATCGAGATCGGTGGCCAGAAGCTCGAGAAGGTCAGCCGAGTTGAGCTCGTCCTCGACGCCATGGATGCCGTTCGACTGACGGTCTGGCAGTTCGTCGAGGCAACGGTCGAGATCGAGGTTCCGGGCATCTCCAAGCTCACGCGGATCAAGATCTACGGCCTGATCCCGAACCTCGAGACCGACACGATGGATCGCGAACTCCTTGCTGCTGGTGATGGGGCAACCCTCAGGCAGGCACTCCATGCGGCTGCCGACAGCCTGCCCCCGGAGGTGACCGATGAGCTTGTTCAGTGAGCCGATCCGGGCACACGCTATCGTTGGCTCGGTGCCGGAGGTCGTTCTCTGGCTCGGGATCATCGAGTGGGATGCCATCGTCTGCCGCAGCGACGGAACCGTCTCGAAGACAGGCCTCGGGAACGTCACTGTCGATTGGCGGTACAACGAAAGGCTGGATCAATGGGACAGGCTAGGAGCGGGAGAAGAAGATGGCGAAGACGGACCTTGAAGCCCGCCTCGAGGCCAGCTTGGTCCTCCTGACGCTCCGCCTGCAGGCGCCGATCCATATCGACAGGCTCGTGGAGAAGACCGGTCTGACGCGCAAGCAGGTGGCCCACGATCTCCTCTGGATCAGGATCTCAGGTCATGATGTGCGCATCGCCGATGAGGTCGTCAGTCTCCGGGCCTAGTGCTACCCTGCGCGCATGTCAGCGTTCAAGTACGACTACATCGCCCTCGAGACGGAGTTCGTGCGCGGCAAGATGTCGGTCCGAGAGCTCGCTCGCAGGCACGACATTCCGCAGGAACGCGTGAGCTCGCTCCACCTTCAGGCCAGAAAGAAGGATGGTCAGGGTCGCACGTGGTACGACAAGCGTGCCGAGCTTCAGGATCGTTCCGCGAACAAGGTGATCACCGTTCTCGCCGACAGAGAGGCCGCCCGCCGGGTCAAGGAGGCCGATGTCGTCGATCATGCCCTCGATCTGATCGACGAAGCGATCCTGTCGGCAGTCCAAACGGCCAAGCTGCTCGTTGAGGTCGCGGGCCCCGATGGGAAGACACACTTCGAGCGCAAGTATCGGATCGGGATCCGCGACGTCTCGACGCTGATCGATCGCTTGGGCGCCCTGATGGGTCGCGCATCCAGTTCGCCTGAGGAGGGCATCAACTTTGGCGCCAACGCCAACGTCAACGTCAACGTCGACGGAGAGTCCGACCTCGGCATTGCAGTCCTCGAACGACTGGCTGGCATCTCTCGAGGCCGATCCAGAGCAGCTCACGCCAGAACAGTGGGATCTGGTTCACTCCCAGACGCTGAGGGCGCTCGCCCCAACTAACTCGCTCGAGGGACTCCTCGCCTTCGGTGAGTACGTCTTCGGCTACCGCCCGGAAGCGCATCACGTGGAGATGTGCCGGGCGATCCTGAGCGCGATCTACACGAAGACCAATACGCTCATTCTGATGCCGGCAGGCTCAGCCAAGACGACGTGGGGCAACACGATCTTCCTGAGCTGGCTGATTGCCCTCTTCAAGGACGTCCGCGTCGGGCTCTTCAGCCAGACGGCTCCGTTCGCCGATGCCTTCAGTCGGGCGATCATGGCGACGTATGAGTCCAACGACCACTTCCGCGAGCTCTTCGGCAACCTCATCGGCTCGAGGTGGACGGCCGGCGAATGGCTCAGGCGGGACTCCAAGTGGTCAGCCAGCAAGGATCTGACCATCTTCGCCGGCGGCACAGGCGGACAGGTCGCCTCGAAGCGTTTCGATGTCCTGCTCTGCGACGACCTTCTCGGCAAGGACAACACGGACACGCTCGACCAGAGAGAGAAAGTCAGGAGCTGGTTCGACAACCCGCTCAGTCGACGGGTCGTGGCTCAGGGCGTGACGATCGTCTTCGGGACCCGCTGGGCAGATGGCGATCTCTACGAGATCCTCATGACCCCTATCGGCCAGCTGACGGACAACGGTGAGCCCGGGTATGGCTTCAAGACCATCGTCATGAAGGCCCTCATCGAAGACGAAGGCCCAGACGTCTCCGAGTATGACGACGAGGGGCGTCCGGTCCTCGTTCGGCGGGACGGCTTCATCTCCTACTGGGAGGAGCTCTGGCCGGTCGAGTTCCTGCTCTCCGAGCGGGCCAAGAACCCCTCGCTCTTCGACCTCTCGATGCAGAACGACACGACTGGCGTGATCAGCGGCGACCTCTTCCAACGCCACTGGTATCAGTACTACGGGACGCCGCATGGGGATCCACGGGGGGAGCTTCCGGATGGTCGGTCATATACGACTCGATTGGGCATCGACCTCGCGAGCTCGGTCAAGGAGCGGGCCGACTTCACGGCAGCCATCACGACTGCTGAGGACCGCGATGGGAACTTCTTTGTGATGCGCGAGCACCGCGACAAGATCGGCGCCGGACACTCGGACTACATCGCGATGCGCTACTCGGAGACACCCGGCATCGGCTCTGTGCCCATCGAGTCGGTCCAGTTCCAGTCGACGATCGTGGCCGAGATGATGGACCAATATCCTCGGATCCCGGTCGTCAAGTACCAGACGGACTCCGACAAGCGGACGAGGGCTTCTGCGGTCGCCGAGAAGTACCGTGGCCACAAGGTCTGGCACCATGCCTCACTCAAGAATGGCCTCCTCGAGCGAGAGCAGATGGGCTTCCCGAAAGGACACGATGATCTCGTCGACGCCGAGGGCTTCTCGATGCAGCTCGGTGGCGGCAGTTTCTTCTTCGGCAAGCTCAGGAACCGGTGATACGCTAGGCGATGTGCCGTTCGATGCGTCCTCGCTCGACATCCTTCTCGGACCCGTCGGTCTGACGTTTGGGGCCGTCCTGCTCTTGTGGCTCTTCGTCACCGAGCGCATCATTCCTCGTGGCAGGCTCGAAGATCAGAAGGCAGCGACAGCAGCCGCGCTCGCGGGTTGGCGTGACGCGAACCTGACCACCGAGAAGATGGCTGAGGCCCTCGAGACGCGCAATACGCTCGACACCGAGGCGCTCAGGACGCTTCGAGAGCAAGGGGAGCGAGATCGGGGGCGAAGGGAGGGGCGAGGCAGATGAGCCGCCCACCTGACCGGTCAGAGGAAACGCAACTCAAGTCCGAAGTGGATGCAGAAAAGGCCAAGACAGCCGAGACCAAGTCGAGGGCGCTGCGGGCGATCGAAGTGCTGAAGGGCAATCAGGGGGCACTCGTTCAGGCATACGAACAGGCTGGGAAGAGACGGAAGTGAGCCTCGAAGTGGCGGCCATCATCGGCCTGATGACCCTCAGCCTGATCGTGACCATCATGGTCACAGCAATCCTCCTCGTAGCGGCTATCTCCAATCGGGGGGTCGGCGTCCTCCGCGAGCGGGCTGGTATCTCGATGGGTCTGACGACGCTCTATGTCCTCGGGTACATCAGGTTCGTCGCCCGCGACCAGCTCGATGAACAAACCCTGTTTCTTCTCTCTCTGCTCATGATCGCGGCCCTCGCGATCCCACAGCTCTACTTCCTGTATCTCTACCTGACGAGACGCTGGTGAGCATCACCCACGCCACGCCGGCAGCCCCCGGCGGTATCAGCGCAACCGAATGGGACGAGGTCCATCTGGGTGGCGGGCTGTCGTGGACAAAGATGGATGAGCCGCCAGCCTCCCCGGACTCCATCAACATGGAGTTCGACTCAGCATCGATGACGGGTTGGACGTTCCAAGCCTCGAGCGGATCCCCGACGAACGCCTCCCTCGGCGAATGGCAGGAAGGCGCGAACCCCAGTAACCCGACGTGGAATGCCGACACCGACATCCCGAGCGCGCTCGTCATGCAGGCCCTATCGGGCGCCAACACGATGAAGTGCTATCGGTCGTTCGCTCCCTCGAGTGGCACACGTTGGGCCGTCTTTACCAAGGTTCGTCTCATCCGACTCGCCGCTGGGGGCGCCAACACACTCCGGGCGAGGCTCTTCATCGAGAACACGACCCCGACCGCGTCGCAGGACTTCCCCGTGGACGGCATCCTCGTCGAGCTTGGTTGGGACAGCGACCACTTCGAGCTCCGAGCCTTCTCGGTCAACAATGGATCGGCTGGCACGGTCACTTCCTTAGCCTTCGGGCATAGCGGCACGCTCTACATCGCCCTGACATGTGCGACGAGCAACGCGATCACCGCTTGGTCATCTCTCGACGGCCTCAGTTGGGTTCTGCTCTCGACCTATTCTGGGCTCGACATCAATGGCGCAGTCAGCCACGTCGCCCTGACGGCCGGAGGCATCGACGCCTCGGATGAAGGCATCGGGATCTTCGAGTTCATCCGCTTTCTGCAGGGTGTTAGCAGCGGCAATCCATGGCACCTCGGGGCTGGCAACTGATCCTTGACACCGAAGGCCGACGAGGCCTAAAGTCCAGCTTGCGTGGATGCGGGCGTTCCAGTGGGCTGGACGTCGGATTGAGACCCCGGAGATCACCCTCCGGGGTTTCTCCGTCTGATAGCATGTTCATCGGTCGGTTGGACCCCGAAGGTCGCCGCAGCCAGTCCGTTTGATGGAGGCTGCGTCGCTGACTCGGCCTCCCAACACAAGGAGGTCATCGGTGTCAGTCGTACGAGCCAAGGGTTACATCGCTTCGCTCACGAAGCGGGCATGGAACGAAGGCGGGGTCGAGGTCGAGTTTCAGGCGTCGACCAAGGGCGAGGAGAACAAGGTCTGGTCGCTGGCCACGCCCGCCCTGACGTTCAAACTGACGATCAAGAACCCGCTTGCGGCCGAGGTCTTCGAGCACGCGCTTGGCAAGGACTTCTGGATCGACATCACGCCCGTCGATGGGGTCGAAGAGGGGGCTTGACAGCCTCTGATCGATCGATCTACTATCGCGGTCCGCCCGAAGGGTGGTAGGCAAGGAGCCTGAAGCACCGGCCAGTCCGCAAGGATCAGTCGGTTTGGGCATCCGGGCCAGCCATCTTTCGGGCGTTTCGCGTCGTGGTATCGTGCGCGTCGATGGCGGAAGACCTTGGCGTCGAGATCGACTTCGCGGATGGCCGGTTCGTCGTCGACCGCGTGTACGTCGCCCCCATCAACGAGATAACCGACTCACACCCTGAGCGCTTCACGTTCAAGGACGCCATGAAGATGGTCGGCCCGCTCCTCGGTCGGCAGTACGTCAGGCAGGCCTTCGACGGCATGATCAGGGATCATCTCTCGAGGTACGGCTGATGGGCGTCATCACGAACGCGCTCGTCTCCCGTGCCCCATCAGCGCTCGTCAAGCGCGTCGCTGGCCCGGCCAATGGAACGTCCGCCCTTGCGAGCTTCAACTCGACGAGGCGGATCGGCAAGTCGAACCCCGAGCTCTATCGGAACTGGGCCACCTACAACCCATGGATCCGGGCCGGCTTCGACATCCGCTCTGGCCAGCTCCAGCGAGCCGAATGGGATCTCGTCCCCTTCGACAGGGACCGACCCAAGCCCGACCGGGGCAAGGTCGCCCGGATCAGGGAGGTCCTCGAGCAGCCCAATCCCGGCGATCCTTCGTTCGCAACCTTCATCGCCGCCGTCGCCGAGGACATGCTGTCCCTCGATGCCGGTTCGATCGAGAAGGAGCGCATGGTCAGGGGCGAGGTCATCTACCTCTGGCCCACGGATGGCGGGGCGATCAAGGTCGATCGTCTCTGGCCGGGGAACCCGAATGTGGCGAGGTACTACTTCTGTCCTGACCCACAGACCGAGATCCCGCTCCTCAACAGCGATCTGACCTACATCAAGATCCACAACCGCTCGAACAGCCCGGTCGGGATCAGCTACCTCGAGACACTCAGGATGACAGTCGACGCCGAGCTCTCGAACATGCTCTACAACGCGAGGTCGGTCAAGCAGGCAGCACCTGATGGGGTCATGGACCTCGGCGAGAATGCGAGGTCGGATCAGGTCGAAGCCTTCAAGGCCTTCTGGGACTCCGAGATCGCCGGCATGGGCATGATGAGCTTCTGGGGCGGGACGAAGAACGCCAAGTTCATCGACTTCCACAAGTCGAACGTCGACATGCAGATGATGGAGTGGACGATCTACCTCGTTCGCCAGATCGCCGCCGTTCTCCAGCTCCAACCGCAGGATCTCGGCCTGACCTTCGACGTCAACCGGGCTTCAGGTGAGGTCCAGCAGCAGAACACCGAGGATCGAGGTCTGCGAACCATCCTCGGCACCGTTCAGGACTACATCACAAGCGAGATCTGCTGGGATCCGGGCTGGGGTGGACGAGACAACAACATCGCCTTCCGCTACCGGGCCGTCTCGGATCGGCAGTCGCTCCAAAAGGCGCAAACCCACAGGCTGACCCTTGCCGGGATGCCCAGCCAAACGGTCAACGAGGCCCGCAAGGAGATCGGCCTGCCACCCATCGGAGATCCGATGGACGAGTCGAACCCGTACAACCAGCTCATGGCGAACACGGCTCAGGGCCTCGTGACCCTCGAGAAGATCCCTTCGGCGTATGAGCTCGCGATGCGCAAGAACAAGCCATCTGACGGAGAGGACTCGTCTGGTGAGGCCGAAGGGGCTAGTATCCGCAGGGTCAAGACCTACGATGCCGGGGAGATGGTGATCGATCCGGTCATCCTCGACATCAAGGCTCCGATCTATGCCTTTGGGAGCGCAGAGTGAGCAACATTCCGATCCTCGAGCCGCCGACACATCGATGGTACTGCCCGAACTGTGGTGCGCGAGACGTGACCCGCGAGATCAGGCCACATTCTCGCTTCCATACCTGCCCTCGCCTCGGTATGCTGACGGCGCCGATGCTGCCGGAGGGCATGAAGGCCAAGGTGGAAGCACATGAGCGCGAGGACTACATCGGCAGTGATCTCGTGCGAACGGACGAGGACGGTCGTCCGATCATGTCGGTGACTACGGAGCGTGAGGATGGCACGGACATCATCGTCTTCGCCCCGACAGCGGTAGCGAGAGCGTGAAGGAGATCTGATGCAGGAGATCGCAGGCGGGGTAGGCGCCGCCGGGGACGCGACGGTCGCTGCGACCGACGGCGATCCCGTGGATGAGGAACGGCTCGCATTGGGCAGGGCCCAAGGTCGCGCTGCCGCCAGAGCAGATGCCGAGGCCCTCGTGGCCGCAGCGGAGGCCAAGGTCGAGCGTGCCCGTGAGCAGCTCGCTGCGGCTGAGGAAGCGCTCGCCGTCGCGCGGGCCACGCAGGAAGGACTCGACTGATGGCTTGGACCAACTCCAAGATCTTCATGGCCTTGATCGAGGACTCCCTCGAGGACACGGCGGCGTTCAACGTCGACGCTGACAACATCAAGGCCGCCCTCTTCGACAACACCATCACCCCCTCGCAGACCGTCGCCTCGGCATCGACTGCCTATGGCGCCGGCGTCTGGGCTACGGGCGGTGTGTTCGATGCCTCGGGCTGGCCAGCCGTCGGTCGTCAGCTCCTTTCGGTGACCAGCGGTTTCGCCTCGAACGTCTACACCTTCGATGCCGCCGACACGGTCTCCGCGAACGGGACCACGACGCTGACGAACGCGTATGGGACGCTCGTCTACAACGACACGCTGGCTTCACCAGTTGCCGATCAGGGCCTCTCGTTCAACTACTTCGGAGGCGCAAACAGCGTCACATCGGGCACCTTCACGATCATCTGGCACACCAACGGCATCATCCAGTTCACCCTGTGATCATGGATGGCGCCAGTCTTCTGCTGCGGGCTTGAGTGTGGTCAGGACCAGCAGGGAGCTGGCTCATCGACGTTTCGCCACTGGAACACAAGGAGCACGGCCGGTGGCCTGACGATTGAGACTGCGGCGCCCCTAACGGGGACGCGGTCCCTGCGGGTCATCGGCGATGCTGCCGGCCCGTACATGCAGGCATCGAGGGGGATCACCGGCAAGGACATCCTCGTTGTCCGCTACCGGTTCAAGGTCCTGACCCTGCCGTCTGGTCAGCTCGCCCGAACCTGCTCGTTCCAGCTTTCGACGAGTGCCTGCAGCATCCAAGTCTCCAGTGGCGCCGTGTTGCAGGCGCGGTTTGGGGGCAACACCCAGAACGGCCCGACCCTCTCGACCAATGACATCGTCGAGATCGAGTGCCGGTACAACGGAACCAGTAATCCGAACACGCTCGACTGGTCCTATTCCCTCAACGGCGGCACGTGGACCGACGGTACTCAGGTCACGCTGGCGCAGGTCGCCACGACCTGTACGAACATCCAGTTCGGCATCACCAACGGCGCCAGCTCAAGCTATGGCGAGTTCCTGATTGACGACGTAGCCGTCTGGGATGCCTCGGGCGACTACGGCAAGCAGTCGGGCGAGGTCTACGGGTACAGCCCGAACGTCGACGGCACGCACTCGTTCACCGCCGGCGACTTCGGGTACGACACGGCCGGCGGGGATGTCGCGACTTCAGCGACCGACGTGTACACGTACATCGACGACAAGGCGATGACGGGCACCGCCGACCTCATCCGCCAGAAGGTCATCCGGTCGACGGGATACATTGAGGTCGGCTTCGAGAACACCGACAAGGGTGCTCCTCGGGCGGTCGAGCTCGTCGCCGCTCTGCACGCGGCCGGCGTCGGCGCGAACACGCAGACGCTGAAGCTGACGGACGACGACGGAACGTCTCTGGTCGACGCCTACACGAACCTCGACTGCAGTGACGTGACGCTGTTCTGGGCGGCGGCGCATTACGCGGTTGCTCCGTCCACAGCGGTTTGGACCCAAGCGCTGTTCAACGCCCTGAAGGCCCGGTGGGGCTATTCGACCGACGTGACGGACATCCCCTACCTCGATGGGCTTATGCTGGAGGCGGAGTTCTCCCCGTCTGGACCACCCGCTGAGAGTCCAGCGTTCATCTTCGTCAATCGTCGGCGGAAGATCAGGACACGATAGGAGCCCGTGATGTCCAAGATCTCAGGAGCCTTCAGGACCGGGACCGGATCCGACACCCTGCCTGCCGCCTCTCTGTATGCGATCGCTGGCGTTCGCCTTCTGCTGCGTGAAGTTCACGTCTACAACACGACTGCGACCTCCGTCGTCGTGGCTCTCCGGAGGCTGACCACGGCAGGCACGCAGGGAGCTGGCCAGACGGAACTCGAGTGGGATGATGATGGGCCAGCCCCGAATGGGACGCTCTTCACGACCCATTCCGGCGGTCCGACGATTACGACTGGCGAGATCGCCCGAGCTTTCCTCGGCGCGGCCATCGGGGCCGGTGTGATCTGGGTCTTCGATGACGAACCTCTCCGCATCCCGCCCGGGACGGCTAATGGCATCGGCATCACGATCCCGACTGGCACGGGTCAGGTGCTCGACTGCACGTGGGTCTGGGAAGAATAGGCTGAGGCCCTCGAATGGCCTCAGAGGGACCGCGATACCCAAGTAGCGCATCCTCTCTCTCGAACGCCGGCACGTCCGAGAGCGCCGAGGGATGGGTCAATCCGACCAACGTCGGCGGCGACGATGGCTCCGAAGCGACGATCACCGCCCCGACGTACGACTCGCCCGACATCAGCGAGATCCTCGTTGCGTCGGGCTTCGGCTTCACGATCCCGGCTGGCGCGACCATCCTTGGGATCACGGTCGAGATCGATCGCCGGAACAGCGCCGGGGCGGCGAGCGATAACCGGGTCCAACTGGCGACCGGGACGACTTTCGCCGCTCTGGTCGGCGACAACAAGGCGGACACCGCCCTCGACTGGCCGACGGCTACGGCCGTGGCGACCTACGGGGGTGCGGCCGATGATTGGAACGCCGGTCTGACCGTCGCCCAGATCAATGCGGCCGGTTTCGCGGTCTTCCTCTCGGTACAGGCAGACGCCGCCAACACCGACATCCAAGTCGATTACATCCGGGTCACGATTACCTACACGCCTCCGCCGGCCGGAGCCATCGTCGCGCGTCGTCGGATCGGCGCTATCGATCAGTTCCTCACCACGAAACAGATCCATGCTCCACGAAGGTATGTCAGGCGCTGGTCGGCCAGCTTCGTCGGGATCTTCACGCCAGCGGCCGGAACGAATGCGAATGCACAGGTCGCATCTGGAGCGGGGGCCGCCTATAACCCCTCGACTTCGATCGCCACCAGCGGTGACCAGTCGACTGGGACAGGGGCCGCCAGCAACGCATCCATCAATCTGCAGCCGAATGCCGGGGCAAGCGCAGGGACGGGAGCCTCGGGTGGTCCGACGTCGACTGTCTCGGCAACCATCGGCGCTGCGACAGGCTCTGGCGCTGCCAATCAGGCTTCGATCAATCTCCAGCCGAGCGCGAACGTTGGTACAGGCACTGGTGCAGCAGGTGGTCCAAGCTCCACGGTCGCTCCGACCGCAGGTTCTGGCACAGGTACGGGCGCCGCTCATGGCCCCAGTGCGTCGGTGGCGGTCAATGCTGGACTCGCGAGTGGCACGGGAGCGGCGGGTGATCCGAGCGCGAACGTCGGCGCCAGTGGGGGTAACGCCGCTGGGGCGGGGGCCGCCTACGATCCCGGCGGCACGATCAGCCTTGCCTCTCAGGTTGCTTCTGGGTCTGGGGCAGCCCCGAACGCCTCGATCAATCTGCAGCCAAACGCAAACGTTGGGATCGCCACGGGCGCTGCTGGCGGGTCAACGTCGACGGTCGCCCCAACAGGCGGCAATGCAGCTGGTTCTGGGTCCGCAGGGAATGCCAGCTCGGCCATCTCACCGACGAGCGGCACCTCGACTGGATCTGGATCTGCTCAGGACGCCTCTGGAAGCGTCGCCCCGAATGCCGACGTCTCCTCAGGAACCGGTGCGGCAGGTGGTTCGAGCGCCTCGATCGCCGTCAACTCAGGGACCGCTGCCGGCACGGGTGCGGCCTTCGATGCCACCGCCGAGACAGCAGCAGGTGACACGGATGCGAACGCCGAGACGGCGACGGGCACCGGAGCTGCTGGCGCGGCGAGCATCAATCTCGCCCCCAATGGTGACCCCGCCTCTGGATCTGGTTCGGCAGGCGGTCCAAGCTCTACCGTCTCACCGACCATCGGCGCCGCGACTGGATCAGCGGAGGCGGGTCAGGCCTCGGCGAACATCGCCCCGAACGCGGAGTCGGCTCAAGCGGCCGGATCGGCCTTCGCCGCCACGATCACGATCGCGACCAACGTCGAGACCGCATCGGGGACTGGATCAGCAGGCGGGCCTTCATCGGCCGTTCTCTCGAGCATCGGTTCAGCGACTGGCGCTGGCTCTGCGGAACAGGCTTCATCGAATGTCGCCCCGAATGGTGACGCAGCCTCAGGCTCCGGATCGGCCGGTGGGCTCTCGGCTTCCGTCGCACCAACGATCGAGGTTGCCTCTGGCGCAGGCGCCGCCCTTGATGCCACCGTCTCGACGAGCAGCAACGTCGAGGCGAACGCTGAGGTGGCGTCCGGGTCGGGTGTCTCGGCTGATGCTTCGATCAACCTCGCTCCAAACGGAGATGCAGCATCAGGTTCGGGTGCTGCTGGTGGTCCGAGCTCGAGCGTCGAAGCTTCGATCGGGGCAGCGGCTGGTTCGGGCGCCGCCTTCGATGCCACCGTCTCGACGAGCCCGACCGTCAATGCCAACGCTGAGGTGGCCTCTGGCACCGGCGTTGCCTTCGATATCACGACGAATGCACCCGTCTGGACGACACCTGCGGATACCGTTCAGATCCAAGACAGCCCTGAGCTGAAGTTCCTGATGCCCGACATGGGATCGGCGCTGTTCTTCGAGCTCGAGCTCGACACGGCCCCGTCCTTCGACACGGGCGATCTCCGACAGATCAGGAGCGATCTCGCACAGACTGGCTGGGACTTCTGGAACGGGACCGGATGGGAGGCCGTCGCGCCGACGGGTGTCCCGCAGGCATACGCGGGCAATGAGGCTCGGTACACCGTCCAGACACCGCTCACCGCAACGACGTGGTACCGCCGCGTCAGAGCAGGCACCTGATGACCGCCTCACTCAAGACAGCAGGAGCATGGGCGCGGGTCGTCTCTGACCCATCCAGCGTCACCATCCCCGGTTCGCCCGCGGCTGGCGACCGGATGTTCCTGTTCGCCAACTGGAAGACGTTCAGCATCACGGTCTCGGACCCGTCGGGCTGGACGCCCATCGTCAACAGTGACGCCGACGGAACGGCGGCCGCAACCAACGGCGGCGGTTCGGTGTCGGTGGCGGCATGGTACCGGGACTGGCAGTCGGGTGATGGCGATCCGAGCCTTGACTGGTCGGCGGCGCCGACCGAGGCGCACGCCGTCATCATGCTCTGGCAGAAGGAAGCCGGCGACACGTGGCCCACGCCCGTCTTCGCGGTCGGCGCCATCGCCGCCGCCGACCCATTCACGGTCGATGCCGAGTCCACGCTAGACATCCCTGATGGGGCCGCAGTCGCCTGCATGGTCTCGTTCCGCGACGACTCCGCGACGATGGGCCGGGCAACCGATGCCATCGACGACACGGGCGGCCTCATCACGTGGAACGGCGACTATGTCGAGAGTCCGGCGACGCACTACAACAGCACGACCGGCCTCGACGCCTCAGGCGACCTCGGTCACCGGTTCGTGACCACGGGCGCAGCCGGGGTCACCCTCCACGCGGATGGCGACCTCTCGGCAGCCGAGTCGGGCAATGCCCTCTTCCTCGTTATCCATGCCGCCCCTCCCGCGACGGACGCCAACGCCGAGCTGGCGGCGGGCACCGGGGCAGCATACACAGCGGCCATCAGCCTCGCGCCAACGGCTGAGCACGCTGCTGGATCTGGCACCGCGTCTGTCGCTTCGGTCAACGTCCAGCCTGAGGCCAGCAATGCTGCCGGAACAGGCTCTGCGCTCGCCATCACCGCCGCCATCGAAACGAGTGGTGGAGATGCAACCGGCAGCGGCGTGGCCAGCGACCCCGGGCCGTCGGTCGCCGTCAATGCAGGCCTCGCCTCAGGTTCCGGTGTTGCTCTCGATCCGTCCGTTGACACTGGCGGCGGAGCTCCGTCATGGGGCCCATGGTCTGCGACCTTCAGCAACCCGGTCGCGGCATCGACTGAGGCTCAGGCTGGTCTCGCCTCCGGATCGGGGGGCGCAAGCGATGCCTCAGCCTCGATCGCGCCGAATGGGGACACCGCTGCAGGTTCTGGGGAAGCATTCGGGGTCGCCAGCGCCATCGCGTCGAGTCCAGCACTGGCGAGCGGGGCAGGAACGGCCCCTGATGCATCAGCGTCGCTCGCGCCGAATGGCGATCCGGCGACAGGCTCGGGATCCGCTGGTGGGGCGACGTCCACCGTTTCGCCGACGATTGGGGCCGCCACAGGGTCTGGCGCTGCTCTTGATGCGACCATCTCAACGAGCGAGAACGTCAGCGTCAATGCCGGGTTGGCATCTGGTTCCGGCGCTGCCGGTGGCGCATCGCCATCTGTCGGGTCGAGTGGCAGTACAGCATCGGGGGCAGGATCGGCCGGTCAACTTTCTGCCGACCTGATCACGAACAGCGGTGCCGCCGCAGGGACCGGGGCCGCCGGTGGCCCGAGCTCGAGCGTTGGGGCATTGGCCGTGATCGCCATCGGGGCCGGGGTCATAACGCCGGCCTCACTCTCGATTGCTCCACGAGCTGGGCTTGCCTCTGGGGCTGGGTCCGCGTTCGGGATCTCGACCATTCCCCCGGCGCTCTTCCCACATCGACCTCGCGCGACCATCACCGTTCGTGAGACCATCAGCGCGGCCGTCACCGTACGAGATGATCGCGGGGTCACGGTCGGAGTCAGGGGGATGGAGGGCGATGTGACGGTCCGGGCAGCACCAGAGGGCGAAGTCGAGGTACGTCCGGAGATCGAGGCGGAGGTCACCTGATGAGCACGCTCACGGTCACGAGGGGCGACGATCGGACGCTCGACATCCTCGTCAGCGACACGTCCGTGACTCCTTCAGTGCCGGTCGACCTGACGGGCATGACGCTCTGGTTCTACGTCAAGCGGGTCGTCAACGATGCTGACGCGCTGGCGATCATCAAGAAGGACACGACCCTCGACCCGGGTGGGGTGACCATCGACCCCGATCAGGTCGCCAACAAGGGCATGGCGACTGTTGAGATCGTGGCAGCCGACACCGATGGGCTGGCGGGCACATACCGATGGGGGTTGCAGGGGAAGGACTCTGCAGACAAGACGATCACGCTTGCCGGCGGCGACTTCGTGATCGAGGGGGATCTTGTGCGCGTGTAGGTCGGGTGTAGGATGCGCGCAGATAACGGCAACCAACCGAACGGAGGATCCTGATGACGGCCAAGCTCACCTACCTGCCGGCCGCGCCGACAGAACTCAAGGGCATCACGTTCACAGTCACGGGCGAAGTCGATCCGCAGGCGGCGGTGACCCTGCGAGATGCCACCTCTCCCTTCAAGCTGCGCGCGAAGAGCGTGGTCTTCTCTCAGGGTCCGCGCCCGGTTGGCACAGGCCCACAGGCCTTCACCGTCGACATCGATGCCGACAGTGGCGAAGTCTCCTTCTACCTGTACACGGATGACGAAGACTTCACGACCGATCCGATCTACTACTTCAACGATGGCCCGCCTGACTACCTCTATCCCGACAGCGACGAGGTCGCGGACGCGATCAACGAGGCCCTCGGTGACGGGACTGACACGACCATCTCGAAGGTCGGCGGACAGCTCGTCGTCCTCATCGGGGGCAAGTGGTCAGGCAAGGATGACCTGACGCTCGAGGGCATCGATACCGATCTCGTCGGTGGTGCCGGGACCGTCACGGTCGCCGAGATCGAGCCCGACAGCGGACCGTTCGTCTTCGGCCCCCTGCATCTGACAGCTGGCGACTACGTCGCCGATGTCCAGACGATCGACGAGGATCAGCTTGAGGCTGGCTCTCAGATCCTCGTACCGCTGAACATCACGGTCAGCTGATAGCGCTTGCGGCGGTCTGGTAGTCTGCGCACGAGCAGGCCGCCGCAACTTCATACAGGACTCAGGCGAGGCCGATAAGGCCCCCACCCGAATGGACGGGACGGAAGACCTGAGCCTCGCCGTCCCTCAGGAGGCGCATGGCGCGGATACTTTGGATCGGTGACGCTGGAACGCCGACCGGCTTCGGGCGCGTGGCCGAGGAGATCGGCGGACGACTCGTCACTCAATATGGGCACGAGATCCATGCGCTGGCGGTCCTGTGGGGAGCTGCTGACCCATACACAGGACCGCTTCAGCTCTACCGGGCAAACGCAGGCGAGGCTCGCCATCCGCTCGGATACGACAGGGTCGTCGAGCTGATCGACCGCCTCGAGCCCGATCTAGTGGTCACCCTCGAAGACGCGCCACAGCTTCGGAAGCGGCTCCTCGGCAATCGCTTCGACACCGAGGGGAAGTTGGCCCAGAAGCAGCCGGTCCTCTCCTACCTGCCGATCGACGGATACGGCATCCCGCCCGAGTGGCTGGACGTCAAGCGGTACGCGAACGTCGTCGCCATGTCGCAGTTCGGCGCCGAGATGATGGGAGTCGAACACTTCGTCTACCACGGCGTCGACACGAACGTCTTCCATCCGGTTGACGATGACCACCCGATCGAGTCGATCGTGGCCGGTCCGCTCTACTCCAAGGCTGGCTGCCGGGAGGCCTTCAACATCCCGCAGGATGCCTTCGTCATCGGGCGTGTCGACACGAACAGCGGGCGGAAGGACTACGGCTCGACGTGGCGGGTCATCGATACCGCCTATCGGATGGGTCTCGTCGAAGGTAAGACGGTCGCCGTCTTCCACACCAAGATCAACGCCCCCCAGCATGGGGTGAATATCGAGGCGCTGATCTCTCGTGGTGGCGGGAAGTACATGGTCACCAACGACGATAACTGGCCGATCCCAGATGTCGTGGCGCTCATGAACTGCTTCGACCTCTTCCTGACCACGAGTCGTGGAGAGGGCTTCGGGCTGACCATCGCCGAGGCCATGGCCTGCGGGGTACCGATCCTCGCGACATCTGGCTCTGCGATCACCGAGGTCGTCGGCCCCGGCGGTGTCCTTGTTGAGGGCATCAGCTTCCTGACCAACCCGTACGGGGTCGACCTGATCCTGACCAACGCGAACGACATGGCCGGGCAGCTGGTGCTGCTGGCGAGGAACCCGGAACGGCGCAAGGAGCTCGCCGAGGCTGGGCTGGCACACGTCAGAGAGAACTTCTCGTGGGATCAGGCGGCTGCCCGCTTCCACTTCTACATCGAAGCCCTCACGAAGCCGCAGGAGCGGGAGGAGGGCATACCAGCGGAGGCCTAGAGAATGGATCAGATCGCTCAGGCGATGACAACCTTCAAGATCTTCACGAAGGGACGGCTGATCGCATCCAGAACGGATGGTAGCGACGGTCAGCTCAGGATCGAGGGCGTGGCATCCTCGACGATCCGCGATCATCACGGCGACGAGATCACCGAGAAGGCACTCCGCAAGATGGCGGGATCGGCCGTCGGCATGACGATCTTCCTAAACCACGAGTATCGAGTCCCTCAGGACGTCTTCGGGACCGTCGAGCGAGCCAAGGTCGTCAAGAGCGGGGAGGTCGATAAGCGCACCGGGCAGCCGATCTACGACATGCGGATCGGTGTTCGTGTTGCGAAGTCCAACAAGACCGCCGTGGATACCTTCGAGCTCATCGAGTCAGACGCGGTCAAGCTCGGCATCTCTGTCGGCGCCATGGTCCCAGAGGGCGGGGCGACGTTCGCCAAGAGTGGTGGAGGGCGATACGTCGTCGATGATGCCGACCTCGTCGAGGCTTCGATCATCAGCCTCCCGGCCAACAGCCGGAGCTGGGTCGATCATGCCGTCAAGGCGCTGGCCGACATCAAGCCGGGACCGAACGGCAGCTTCAGCCAGCTCCTCCTTGCCAAGCGCATGGAGCTTCTGAAGCAGATGGGCGAAGACGAGCCGGCTGAGCTCGTTCAGGCTGAGCTCGGTGACGTGGTCGAGCTGACCTCCGACGGCGAAGGTAGCTCTCGGGTCGTCGCCAAGGCTGGGACGCCGGAGGCGGAAGCCTTCCATGCAGCCGCTATCACATCGACTGAGCTCGAGAAGGCCGGGCCTGAAGACGAAGAGGACTTCGTCGCAGACGAGCCCGAGCCTGAGATATCAGACGAGGCCACGGAAAGCGTGGTCGATCCACCCGAGGATCTCGAGAAGACCCGAGTCTCTGTCTGGAAGGACAGCGAGGGCGGGGAAGTCGTCGAGGTCGACACCGGACGAAGCAGGCCAAAGGCAGACGAGGACCTAACCCCGCAGGCGATCCCTGAGAACGGCGGAGATCCTACGAGCATCGAGGCTGGCGAAGTCGTGAAGTCCCTTGCGAGCGATGCAGGGGATCCTCTGGTCAAGGCCCTGACTGGGCAGCTGAACGCATCTCGGGCAGAGAACGCCGAGCTCGTCAAGGAGCGAGACGTTGCGCTCGAGATCGCCAAGCGGTCCATCGACGGGACTCGAGCCATCGTGAGCAAGCTCGCCGAGCTGCCCGTCGGTCGCAAGACACAAGACGGACGGTTCGCCGATCCTGACCTCCAGAAGGCCGATGAGACCCTTGATCGACTCGCCGGAGGCGTCTACGACGCTGACGTCATCAAGATGCTGAAGAAGTAGGAGACCATGAGCGAAGAGCTTCTGGCGCAGCTGCAGAAGTCCGTCGGGGAGACGCACGAGCAGCTCACCGCCATCCTCACGCGCCTGAACGAGGGGGCGCCATCGTCCCTCGCCATCAAGGACCTTGCGGCCCCGGGTGACGGCATGCCCGGTGGTGCATCTCCGATGCAGTCGATGATCCAGAAGAGGATCATGGATGAAGAGGAGATGGAGGTCGTCCGCACGGCCCTGCACAAGAAGTCTTCTCGCGAGCTGCATCTGCTGTTCGCAAAGCAGGCCTCGCGGCAGGACACGGGCGTTCCCCTCCACAGCTGGCTGCAGGCTGGCGGCTACAGCGCGCAGGAGCGCTACGCTGGCGCCGGCGGCGGGCTGCAGGGGCAGCTCGATCCCCAGCTCCAGAAGGCAGCCGACACCACGTCGGCTGCGGCCCTGATCCGTCAGGACCTCGAGCCCATCCTGTACGAGCTGTTCGTGCGGACCTTCCCGCTGTTCGATCGGATCCCGAGGATCCCGGCGAACGGCCTCGTCCATGCCTACAACCAGATGACCTCGTACGGCGACGCCGACTGGATCGGCGAGCTTGACACCGTCACGGATGACCGTGGGACCTACGTTCGTCAGTTCACGAACGTCGGCATCCTCGCCACCCGGCGCGGCGTCTCGCTCAAGTCGCAGTTCGCGGTCCTGCAGGGCGGAGCCGGGTTCAACCCGGAGCGCCTCGAACTGCAGGCTGGCCTGCGGGCAATGTCGAGTCGGTACCAGAAGACCATCCTGCATGGCAACTGGACCGACAACACGGGCACCCTGAATAACGAGATCGGTCCGTTCGACGACGACTCGTTCGATGGGCTCCGTGGCATCGAGAACACGGCAGCTGCCGTGAACGTCGACCCCGCCACCGCTCCGACCACGACCGGCTCCCTGCGGCGCGCGTTCGACGCCGCCGTGCTGCCGATCACGGAGGCTGGTGGCACGCCGACGGCCCTCTTCGGGGCTCCTGCCGAGCAGATCACCTTCGACGAGCAGCAGGACGAGAAGACCCGGATCATCATGGGCATGAACGACAGCGACCAGACGGTCGGTGTCCGGGCCACCAAGGTCCAGACGATCGCCGGCGTTCTGCCGTTCTACGGTGTCCCGGGTGGTGCCGTTTCGAGTTATGTGGCAGCCACGTACTCGAACAACACCGTCCGAGACGTCTACGTCCTCGACGAGGACTCGATTGCGATCCCGTACCTCGGCGCCTCTGGCCCGACGGTCCTCGAGATCCCGATCGGTGTGACCGGGCAGCTGACGCACCTCTTCATCGTCTTCTTCATGGGCGGACTGGTCGTCCATGCGCCGACGTGGAGCAACAAGGTGCGCGTCAAGGTCGCGTAACCGGAGCCACGCTGAAGTTGGGGCGGAGTCCTTGGACTGGGGCTCCGCCCCGTTTCTCTATCAGGAGGACCTGTGAGCGCCTATCTGACGCCCGAGCGCTTCAAGACGATGCGCCATGGGGCGAACCTGACGGGCCTCTCTGACCTCGACCTCGCCGAGGTGCTCGAGGACGCGACTGCGGTCGTCGATGCCTATTGCACGGTCCCGTACGGCCACAGCTTCCTCGGCGGTGTGGTGCTCGGGGAGCAGCGCAAGTGGCGATACCCGCAGTACCCCGAGGTCATGCTCGACGTTGGGTCTCGGCGGGTTTGGCCGAAGCATTGGCCGATCGTCTCGATCGAGGCCTTCAGGCTCGTCGTCGGAGCACAGGCGGTCGCCAATCTTCCGGTTGACCAGCTCGTGATCGAGCAGGGGCGCCGCTTCGTAGAGGTGACCAGCGCCTCGATCGTTGGCTCATCCGGGCTCTTCGGCGTCTCTGGCTGGGTGGTTCCTTTCGGTGGGCTTCAGGAACCGATCGCCGAACTCGACTACACCTACGGGAACGCCCTACCGGCGAATGATCGCCTCTACCCCGTCGGCCAGAGCGACGTCATCTATCAGGCGCCCCATGGCTTCTGGGCAGACGATATTGCCGACGTGGCTGAGCTCGAGGTGACCGTTGGTGGGGCGGCCATGCCGGCTATCGATACCGTGCCGGACCCCGACGTCGTCAACTGGACAGCCGATCGTGAGGAGGGGCGGATCATCTTCAGGGTGGCGCCTCCGGGGATCGTGCGTGCGACCTACTGGCATAAGCTCTACGCCGAGATCCCGAGGGCGACCTCGGTCATCGCTGCCGATCTCCTCGGCGCTAGCAGGCTGGTGGCGAAGGGCATGACCGGGCTCAGCAGGATCACTGCAGGCGAGATCACGATCCAGAAGGAGACCGTCCGACAGGCGCTCGGCGCCTCCCTCGATACGACGCTACCCCGAGCCGCCGAACTGCTGCAGGGCTTCAAGTACTGGTCTGCAGCGTGAAGCTCGCGATCCCCCTCTTGGCCATCGTCTTCCTCGGGATTATGCTCTTGGCGTCAGACACCACCGATGCCCACCACAGGGCAGGGCATACGAGAAGGCCGAAGCCATCCTCAACAGTACCTCCACCAACGCCATCACCATCGTCTTCAGCTTCCCCGACGGCGTTACCTTCTGCGTCCCCGACAGTCGCCCCGGCACCTTCACCATCGCCGACCACCTCACCCGGACCGACGGCAGTGGCCACGCCTTCCCAGACGCCATCGGGCTCAGGGTTGATCCTCTGCGACGGGAACCTGAACGCCAGCCCAATCAAACTTGACGGCGGCATCTACGCAGATCCGTCGGTCCAGAAGGTCATCCGAGACTGCACCTTCGACCACATCGTCGGTAGTCACGCGATTGTCCTGAATGGAGCCCAGAACGTCCTCATTGAGGGCAACACGTTCGCCGACATCCACTCAGGGGTCGTGGGCACGGGCCAGCACGGCATCGCCATCAGGGGCATCAACCTCGCCGATAACATCACCATCCGAGGCAACACCTTCACCGACATCGGGGCCGACGGCATCCAGATGGCCGATGGTGGGCGGAACGTGCGCAACGTGGTGGTCGAGGACAACGTGTTCAACTACGAGGGCGGCACCCGGACAGGGGGCTGGACCGGTGGGGAGAACGCGGTCGACATCAAGGGGGTTGACGGGCCCGTCATCCTTCGCGGCAACTCGGTCAGTGGCTATCTGCCCTGCGACTCGGGCGATGAGTGCTCGGGCAGCAACGGGGTCGGCATCGTGGTCCACGACGGAGGTGCTTCGGGCCGGGCCAGCGATGTGCTGGTCGAGGGCAATACCTTCACGGGCAGCGTGACGGGCCTGAATATCACGGACGCCGATGACGTTTCGGTCCGGGCCAACGCCTTCATCGATCACATCGGCTATCACGTTCGGGTGACGAGCGCCGCCGTGGGCTGCACGCACAGCGGGGATACCTTCGCTGGCACAGGGGCAATCGCATGGGGCCCGTGTCTCGAGATCACGCCCTGATGGATCCGATCCTCTCCGCCGAGGAGCTCGATAAGATCAGGGATGTCGGCGTGTCGATGATGACGACACCGATCAAGATCCTTCGATCGAGCGTAATCACAGTCTCGAGCGCGGAGTACGATGCCGCGTATGACTACGGTGACGATGCCGTGGTGGATCCCGATGTCGTCGAACAGGCCGATGAGGTCGAGACCGTCTACGGCTGGTTCGTCTCACGACCGCTGCAGACGGAGTTCGACGCTGACATCGACATCTCGACTCAGAGCATCCATGTCGTCCGACTGCCAGTGGGCACTGACGTGAGGCCGAAGGACTTTCTGCAGCCGGTAGCAAGTCCTGAGCTTGCTTACCTCGTGATCGACGTCAACGAGGACGACACGTGGCCCGAATGGCTGAAGGCCATGGTCAGGAGATCGGAATGATCGACTGGGATGCCGTCGAACGAGCTGGCATCGCGGCGGCCATGGAGGCCATCGATCGTGGTGCTGCCCAGACCATGGCTCGGGCCAAGGAACTCGCCCCATACCGGCGGGTCTCTGAGGAGGAGATCGAGATCGATCGCCCGGTCAGGGAACGCCTTGCGCTCGCTCCAGACATCAGGGGCACCTCTCGGATCGTGTCGACGCTCCGCCCGCCTCGAGCTCCCGGGCAGACGCTCACGCGCAGGGGTCGGTATGAGGTCAAGACCATGCGCGCGCAGGGTCGGCACCTTCGGGATCTCATCTACATGGAACCAGCCAAGCGGAACGGATCGGTGGTCGTCGCGAGGATCGTCTCGCCGGCCCCCCACTCGAAGTATCAGGAGTACGGCACGAGCTCGACGCCGGCGCATCCGTACATGCGGCCGGCGGCCCACGAAGGTCGTGAAGCGCTGCGGGCGGATGTCGCCTCCAGCGTCGCAGCGGCGATCAGGCCCCGTATGAGCGGCAGGATCGAGGCCACCATCACCATGAAGGCGCGGTAGGAACGAGAGATGGCTCTGACCGACTCCAGCGCCATACTGCGGGGCATCGTCAGGATGATCCGCTCGTCAGCCGAGATCACGGGCCTGCTCAATGGCGGGATCCATGAAGGGCTGTCCTCGCGGCAGGTGCCGTACCCCTACATCCTCTACGGGGAAGTCTCAGCGCCGATCCGGACCGACAATGGCCGGACAGGCGACAAAGGCTCCCGTGAGATCGACGGGTTGTACGACATCCGGGCACTCGCGAGTAAGCAGCGCGATGCAGGAACCCTCGCGCAGCTCATCGACAGGCTGTTCACCGACGCCGAGGTGGCGCTGGACGCCTTCGTCGACGGGCAAACCGTTTGGTACTGTCAGCGCGTCGGATCTGCGGGCGTGGGCCCGGATCGCGATGACGAAGGGCGGTACTACGTCGATCGTGGCGGGACCTTCCGGATCAGGACGGTCCAGCCCATCACCTGATCGCACGGTCGATCAGACAACCGATCTCCGCCGTGAACCCGCTCGAGATGGCGAGCGAGACGGTGAGGAGAAGGAATGGCAGCTGGCGACGGCGTGCGCATGCACGGCAAGAACGGCGCTATCTACATCAATGGTGGCAAGCCCGGGACCGGCTTCGGGTCTGGGCAGAAGGTGGCCGTCAAGACCGAGTGGACGCTCTCCTTGGCACGCGACTTCGTCGACGTGACCTCGTTTGGAGACACCAACAAGGTCTACCTCGTCGGCCTCAAGGACATCTCGGGTTCCTACAACGGGAACCTCGACATGTCAGGTGACATCGGCGTCAATGCCGCCGACCTCGACGACATCCCGATCTACCTGTACGCGGACGACCGCGACGGGCTCGAGTTCCTCGTGGCCTATGGCCCGGGCTTCCTCGATGCCGCGATCACCGCGTCCAACACGGATGCCCTCAAGGCGTCCGGGCAGATCCGGGCGTCCGGCAACTGGCTGGTCTTCTCGACAGGGAGCCTGTAAGCCTAACTGACGGTGTGCTAGCCTAGCGGGACGGGCCGAATGGCAGCTCGCTAGGCGAACCACCGGGGTGAATGGGTGCCCTATCTGTACTCGAGGATCGACGGCCTTCAAGGCCGGATCGACATCGCCGATCTCGGGGCCCATATCGGAGACTTCGTCACAGCGACGCTGACGCGGCGTGGGGACGTAGCAGGAAACCCTCGTGACCCAGAGGGCAACTACTACGATCTCCACGCCGTTCTTCGTTTCGTCCAGAAAGCTCTTCTCGAGGATCCGGACTACGAACCGATCGTGACCGTCTGGCAGAAGAAGAACCCCAGACGCAGATGGGTCCTCGAGTCACAGCCCGGCCCCAAGCAGCGCATGGTGCTGCAGAACCGGAGCTTCATCATGGAACGAGTCAGGCTCGTCGAGCAGATCGTTCCCAAGCCCTGAAGGAGGGCCCCATGGCGACCCGGGCCGCAAGCCGGTCGGAAGAGTTCCTGACAAAGAAGGTGAACTACCGTGGCACCGAGTACACGGTCAGGGAGCTCTCGATCGCTGAGTTCGACGAGATCATCGAGAAGTCGACCCAGAAGCGGACGATCACGGATGCCGGTGGCAACGAGACCATCGTCGAGGACGTCGACAACCGGATCCAGCAGCGGCTCATGGTCTCAGCCTGTGTGACCCCGAGGGTCAAGGCTGCCGAGCTTGGGGTTCGACTCTACGGTGGCCTCTGGCGGGCCGTACAGGAGCTGCACTTCGAGCGTGAACCCGATCTCGCGGTCCCGAAGCCTGAGGAGGAGGATGAAGAGGACAAGCCGGGGGAATGATGACCACCTCCGAGATGGTCGTGCGGATCGCGGCCTTCTTCGGCGGGTGGCCTGAACACGTATGGGCTTGGCCCGTCCATTACTATCGCAAGATACAGCGTGAGTACCTGAAGATCGTCGGTGCCACGCCAAGGCCAGATGGCTCGCAGCGCCGCACGGGCGGTCACCCGAACATCACGATCGAGACGATCTCCGGACCAAGGTAGGCCATGGCCGAAGAGAACGTCAGCGGGATCGCACTCGACCTCCGTCTGGAAACGGCTGGCTTCAGCTCTGGCATCGCGCGAGCCAAGTCAGAGCTGAAAAGCCTGCAGGACGCCGCCCGGAACATCACCATCGGTGTCGCTGTCGCTCCCGGGAGGGGCGGTGGCGGGGGTGGCGTTCAGCCGCCGGGTGTGGCGGTCGCGATGCCCGGCATCGGCGCTCAGCCGCGTGTCTCGCCTCGTTTCCAAGTCTCCGCTGGCGCGGTCAGGGATCTGCGTGTCGACATCAACGCCCAGATGCGTGCGCTGTCGGCGCGAGGTGAGGCCGTCGGGGTTCCGATCAAGCTCGCACGGATCCCGTACGCCCAGCTTCGTAGCGAGATCGCTCGTGGTATCGGCGAGGTCCCGATCAAGGTCACGATCGATCCGGCCTCGATCGTTCGGGCGGCCAGACAGCTGGCCAGCCCGACGGTGGCTGCACAGGCCGGGCGAGCTGGATTGCCATCACGAGCCGCCGGGGGCTCCGTCTCGCCTCCCGGCTCATACATCGTGCATCCCAATGAGATCTTTCGCCCGACCGTCGCGGGGCGGATCGAGCAGCTGCCGCATGCCGCTCGTGGCAGGAGCGTGGCCGCTCGCCTGACGCCAGAGCAGCTCGACTTCGCTGGCAACCTCAGGGCAACCGCCGCTCGTCTTCAGCCTCGTCACATCGAGGGCGGAGAACGTTGGTATCGCGAGGCTGGCGCATACGGCCGAGCGCAAGCCGCCAAGTACAAGGTGGCCGATGAGAAAGCACTCGGCGTCCTCGCTGCGCTCTCGGCTGGAACCTCATGGACCTCGAACCGGACGAAGTTCGAGAGAGTCCTCGCGGCCCATGCAGGTGGCCAGCCGTTCCCGTACTCGACGAACCTTGATGCCCATCGGAAGGCGGCAGCGATCCTCGGCGGGCAACCCCCGAGCTCGGCCTTCAGATCGTCACCGAAGGTGGGCCAGTTCTACGCCGGACTGTCTGGGGATCTCGACGCCATCGTCCTCGATCGATGGGCGACGAGGTCGACCACGAGGGGAGCACTGGATAGTCCGCCGAGGTCTCTTCGATCCGCTATGGAGAGCTCGTGGCGAACGGCCGCAGCTGAACACGGAACCCAGAATGCTCCGTATCAGGCTGCGCTCTGGCTCCTCGAGAAGGAGCAGGCTGGTCAGGCTCCGGGACAGATGCCGCTGCCGTTTGGCCTCGGCGGCAAGGTCGATGCCTTCGGCCACCCGTATCGTGGATCGTTCTCGAGGCACTACGGGACTAGGACCCACCAGCAGGCGATCATGCCGACCTTCGGTCGCAGGGGTCGAGGTCGACGGCCATGGATGATGCGCCCGGGAGACGACGAGCTCGAGGCCTACTACGCCCAGCTCGACGAGGAAGAGGGCGGCCCGAGGCCGATCTGGCAGGGACTGACCCGCTGGCGTGGTGGGCGAGCTGAGGCTTACCGACGCACGATCGAGCAGGGGGGCGGCACCTTCGGTCCCGGCGGGCAGCAGCCCTCGAGGGGCTATGCCGTCGGCCTCAATGCAGGCGAAGAGATCATCGGGGCAGGGGACCGCCTCTCCTTCATCAGGGGCTTCAGGCGCATCCAGAAGATGGGTGCCCCGTTCACTGGCACGTGGCTGAGCGAGGGCAACATCCATCTCAATCCGGTCGAGGTCGAAGCTCGCAAGAGGGCCGCCATGGTCCTCTCTCGGCGGGAGGCGCAGCAGGCCTTCTATAACCTCGGCGCTGGCGAAGAGATCGAGACCATCCGCCGACGAGGAGACCCAGCACCGAACCAGATGAAGCTGCCCGGCTTTGCTCGTGGCGGTGCCATCGATGCCATTCAGAGCATGTTCCCCAACGCCAAGATCCGGCTCGATCGGTTCAGCGAGAAAGCCCTCAGGGAGATCGCTGATACAGCTGGCCCACTCGTTGAGCGCTATCCGCTGACGGCGAAGAACATGCGCGCTGTCGCATTCGATCCGATGACGGAGCGCGTCGATCGAGAAGGGCAGACAACGATCGCTCGCCTTCGCTCGAGTCCGTTCGATGTTGTCAGGGGTTCGCCGGCTTCATACGGCTCGAGGATGCTCTTCCAGAACCGCGCCGCTCGATGGGGCCCCGATATCAGGAAGATGCTCGAGCGGACGCTCGTCGATCCCTCACTGGCCGGAGTCTTCAGACATGAGTTCGGACATGCGGTCGACTATACGCATGGAACTGGCCCGCGCTACCAGACTGATCTCTACGACCTTCGCTCGCTCTCTCCGTATGCCAACAAGGGCTTCAAGAGTGAAGCGTTCGCCGAGCTGTTCAGCGGCGTTGAGGGCGGAGTCACGGGTGCTGAACGGTTCCGGAAGCAAGGCTTCGGCGCCTTCCTCGACAAGCTGAGCGCCAAGGAGCGTTCATCTACCGTCAGGGCACGAGCGAAGGGTGGCCCTGCCGGGACGTATATCACCGCCGAGCTCGGTCGGGAACTCTTCGTTCCTTCAGAGCTCGAGCACCTGATCCCACGGAACGTCGCGGAGAAGATCCCGGGCGGCCGAGCGATCGGCAGCGCACGACCGGGCCCGGGCAGGATGCAGGAGATCGGCGGTCGAGGGCCGATGGTCTGGCAGGCCCCGAGCGATGGTTGGATCATCCCGAACAACCTCATGAACAAGATCCCGAGGGCCCAAGGTGGAGCGGCCCCGGGCGGATATGAGGGCATGTACGGTGGCTTCGAGGCCGGCTTCGAGGCCGAGGAGGCGGTACGAAGAGCAGAGAGGGAACGGGCCAGACGAGCTCGAGCCAGCGCTGAGACGAGGCGCCTCTCGGCCCTCAGCCGGGGCGCCCAAGCGCAGGTCTCGGCTGTCGGTGGGGGGCTGGGCGATCTATCAACCTTTGAAGAGCAGAACAATGCCCTCGCAGAGGCCAGACTGCGTCTCCAGACGACTGAACGTGGACTGAGCGCCCGTCAGGGACTCGGCGGACTCTTCAGGGGCTTCTTCGGCGGCGAGCGACGCCGTGAGGCCCTGCAGCGAGGCGAGTTCTACGAGAAGCAGTTCCAAGCCCTCGAGCAGGAGCGTCCGCTCGTCGGACTGATCGCGTCCTTCGGCGCTCTGACGAAGACCAGCGAGACACTCAAGAACGAGATCTCTGGTCTCGATACGACGACGAAGAAGGGCCAGCAGCGGTTCAAGAGCCTCTCGAAGGATCTCGCCGATGTCAGCAGAGCGATCGATATCACCGCTAGCGATATCGTCAAGCAGGAGGGCCTCAAGGCGGAAGCCACGAAGGCCTTCAGTGAGGCGACCAGTGGAGCGCTGACGAACATCGCCAGCCTAACGGCCGCAGGCTTCGTCTACAGCGCAGCCTCTCAGGCGGTCTCGGCGGCGATCGATCTGTCGGTCAAGTCGATCTCCCCGATCATCGATCGGCTCTCTGGCTTCACGGCGGTCAACGCGCGCGTCAGCAAGGGGCTTGCCGAGCAGCTCCCGCAGGCCGGAACCCTCGGCACGCTCTTCGGTCAGGTGGGCATTCAGGCTGGTCTCTCCGGTGGCAATGCCAGTTTCCTGCAGCAACAGCTTGGTGGCGGCATCTTTGCCAAGGCTGGCGCCCAGAAGGCGGCTTCGGCCGACGAGCTCTTCCGCGCCGCCCTCGGGACAGGGGCCCCGCAGGGACTGCTGGGTGGGTATGGCGGCCTCTTCGGTTCCGCCCTCTTCGGCGAGCAGCTCGGCGGTGGTAGGGGCCTTCTCGAAACCATCGCCGGAACAGCCAAAGCGACGACGACACCGACGCTTGTTGGGTCGAGTGATCCCATCGGCGACATGGTCGCCCAGTGGCTCCGCGAACAGAACAAGAGCGGCAAGGGGATTGGCTCACTGCTTGGGCCAGAGCCTGCCCAAACACAAGAGCAGGCCGATGTTCAGAGGGAGACCATCGACTACGTCAATGAGGCGATCGCCCGGGGGCGGACAGCGCAAGGTCTGATTACACCCGGGCCCCAGCTCGTCAACGTCGGGGAGGAAGATGCACGAGCCAAGCGGATCGCCGCCGATGAGGCGCTCGATCAGACTATTCGGGACCTCGCGGGAGCCGGTGAGGTCTTCCTCGATGCGCGCGGCAATCTGATCACCGACTCGAAGAAGATCATCGAGGCGACCAGCCAGCTGGCTCAGGGGCTCACGATCCCGGCCAAGGACGTTTTCCTCAAGGCCAACCGACAGCAGCTCATCGCCCAGCAGCAGCTCGCACAAGAGCAAGGCCAGTTCGAGCGAGGCATCGCTATTCCGGGCGCCATCGGGCAACAGATCCTCACCAATCCATTCGCGCCTGCCGAGACCGGGCTGGCCAATGCCGGTAAGGGCTTCCAGTCGACTATCACTGACCTCGGCGAGATCAACAGGCTCCAGAAGGAGTTGACAGCAGAAGCGCATGCCGCTGTCGAGGAGCAGGCCAAGTTCATCGACCGGAATGTCACCGAGATCCAGCCCAGTGGCATGACCGCTGGCAACCAGTTCCGGGCGAACATGCGTCAGGTCGAGGCGTACGGCCAGCAGATCGCCAATATCAATGCCGCCCTCGCCGACCGGCAGGCTCAAGTCAACGCGATGCAGTACGGGCTGTCGCTTCGGATCCTGAGCCGGAGCATCCGAGACGCACGAGGGCTCGCCGGCATGGGCGGCGGGAGCAGGCTCGGCATCATCGAGCGGCGGCAGTACGAGCTCGGGCGGGAGTCCGGCGCCCTTGGTCTCCAGAGTCAAGGTCTATCGCTGGCGATGAACCAGCGCCAGATCAACTTCCAGACGGCGCTCGCCGGGTTCCAAGCAGTTGGCATCAGCGGCGAGGAGAGAGCTGCCCGGATGGAGGAGGCCAAGGCCGAGGCCAAGTTCGCCCAGCAGCAGCAGGACATCGCGACAGCGTTGCTCGCGATCGCCCAGAAGCAGTTCGGTCTCGAGGGGCAGGCCTTCGGCATTCAGACCACCCGGCAGGTCGCCGATCTGGAAGCCCAGCGAGAGATCCTGCAGGCCTCACATGCGCTCGAGCAGGAACAGCTCGCAGCCCAGAAGCACATCGTGGCCCTCGGCATGAAGCAAGCCCGGCTCCAGCAGGACGCGCAGTCGCTCTTCGGTCAGGCCACCAACAACTTCAACAACAAGCTCCAGCTGGCCGCGAGCTTCACGGCCATGTACGCGGGCACTGTGGCGATGGCGACGAGGTACATCGAGAAGGCGCTCGGCATCACCATCAATCGCGGGAACGAACGAAGCTCAACGGCCACCGGCGGACACGCCGAGGGCATCGTCGGTGTGGCGCTCAGCCCGACTCAGGCGCTCTTCGGTGAGGCCAACAAGGAGGGCATCGCGATCGTCAAGAACCCTCGCATCGGGTCCATGGCGCCCGTGGGCGGTGGAAGCGTGACGATCAACGTGCCGATCACGATCACCGGTAACTCGATCCGAGATGACAGCGACATCACCAAGCTCGTACGCCGGCTCAAGGACGAGGTCATCGAGGAGATCGGCCGGAAGGCCGGCATGCTCTCGCTGGCAAGTTGATGAACGCTCGCGGTGCGTTTAGCGGCGACCTGACAAGGTAGGCCAGCCGTGCCCATCGATATTCGGGCCGACAGTGGCTGGGCTGACACCTCCCTAGAGTCCCTCGCCATTCCCCTGCCGACGCATGCGGCGGGGGACATGCTTGTCATCCGTATCTGCGGAAAGCTCTACACCAACACCTACTCGCTCGACAACGGTTGGACGGCGGTCGCGGCGAAGTTCGACAGTCCCGGCGGCGTGGCCGGTGGGGCGGGCAGCGGCGATACCGGCGTGCAGGCGTGGTACAAGGAAGCTGCCTCCGCCTCCGAGACGAACCCGACCCTGACGGTCGGTGGCGGCTCGAACTCGATCCCCACGATCTACTCCGCTCTGTCCTACATGAAGGATAGCGGCGAGACGTGGGAGACCCCGGTCGGTGACGGCGGTGCGGCTACGGGCGCGGACAGCGCCGATATCACAGCGCCTATCCAGAGTCACGTCAGCGTCGTCGCCGGCGACATGGTCGACTTCTTCTACGTCATCACCGACAACACGACCTGCACGGTCCCCAGCATCAGCCAGCCGGGGGTGACCTTCGACACCATCATCGAGGCGCCTGCCGCTGCCATCTCGACAACGACAGGCAACGACGGCGCAGCCGATGGTGGCGCGGCGCTAGCCCTGAGTGGCACGTCGAGCGGTGCCGCCACCGTCACGGGAACACTCTCAACTTCAGAGCTCACGACCTATAAGTCCGCATGGATGACCAGACTCCGCGTCTCTTCAGGCGTTTCAGCGAACGCCGAAGCGGCGACCGGGGCTGGAACAGCCTCACCTGCATCGGTATCGCTCGCGCCGAACTCTGGCGCAGCGGCTGGGGCGGGTTCAGCTGGTGGTCCAAGCTCGAATGTTGGGACCTCAGGCGGGGTCGGTTCTGGAGGCGGAGCCGCATTCGACGCCACGACCTCGGCCGGTCACGATGCCGCCGCCGAGGTGGCGTCTGGTGCTGGCTCAGCTGGTGCCCCATCCGTCTCGATCGCTGCCAGTGCTGAGACCGCAGGCGATGGGCTCTTCGATCCAGATCTCTTCGATCCAGACCTCTTCGATACGTACGCCAAGGGGACCGCACGCCAGCCATCGGTCTCGATCGGCGCCAGTGCCGACACCGCAGGGGCCGGGGTCTATGACCCGGAGTTCTTTGACCCCGTCTATTTCGATACCTACGCGAAGGGGCGGGCATTCGACGCGACCGTCAACACTGGTGGTTCGGCGACCAACGCGAATGCCGAAGTAGCAGCTGGGACCGGTAGCGCCGGCGGGGCATCGATCCTCCTCGCCCCGAGTGGTGGTGTGGGGGCCGGATCTGGGGCCGCAGGCGGTCCAGCTTCATCCGTGGAGACTCCAGCCGGAGCTGGGTCTGGGACAGGTTCGGCATTCGACGCCACGGTCGATACGGGGGTCTCGACGAACGCCCCAGCCGAGCTGGCCGCTGGGACCGGGTCAGCTCTCGACGCGAGCATCAACGTGGCCCCAAGGGCTGGAGTCGGGGCAGGGACCGGGGCAGCGTATCAGCCGGGTCGATCCGTAGCCCCGAGTGCCGGGCTCGCAGCTGGGGCCGGGGTAGCACCCAGTCCGACGGTCTTCACGACAACCGACTGGAGCGTCAACGCGGGTCTCGCCTCGGGCATCGGAGCTGCCTTTGGCCCAACTTCGGACGTGGCCTCCAGCCAACCGCAGTGCATCCGTATCTTCCTCGGCGACCGGGACATCACCTCGATCGTGGTCTGGAAGCAGACCTACCTCGAGTCCGTCGCACAGGGCGCGTCAGCCACGAGCTTCATCACCATTCGTGACATCGGCCAGACGACCGATGAGTTCATCACCGGCTCTCGAGTCAGGGTCGATCTGGGTATCGGCCCGCCGATCTACTCGGGCTACATGCTGACCGCAGGTCGACGTTTCTGGTTCCCGGTCGATGATCCCGACAACCTCCAACGGCAATGGGTCCTGCAGGTTGCTGACATCAACATCCTGTTCAGCAAGCGGGTGGTCTACAAGAAGTCGAACCCGGCCTCGGTCGAGGGCCCGACGTTCACCGACCCAACATACGACGACGAGGCGATCGCGATCCTCGTCGACAACTGGCTCGATCTCTCAGCCGACGACATCGACACGAGCTCGATGATCGATCAGGTGGCCAAGATCACAGCCACGAACGGGCAGCCGACATACCCATGGCAGGCTGGCATGTACTGGGGGCAGGCGATGGCGACGATCGCCATGTTGCCGGCCGCGATCTTCTACCTCGATCCCGATCGAAGACTGGTCTATGCCGATGTCGACATCGAGGATGCCCCGTTCGCCCTCTCGAACCTCGGCCCCGGAGAGGGGGGAGGACCGGCTGAGGTGCGTGGCTATCGGGAGTCGACGATCGAACACGCGGCCGATCTGATGGTCAACGACTTCCTCGCGCTCGGGTTCGGCAAGGGGCGCGATCACGGCGTCTTCAGTCGTGAGCAGAGTGCGGCCTCGATCGCCCTCCATGATCTCTGGCAGGACGCTCGCGTCGCCTTCGACGTCTACAAGCAGTCGACGATCAACCGCATCGCGGACGCTGTGGTGAATGGCTCACCGAGCTCGAAGCGCGGACGCAAGGACGACAGGGTCAAGATCGAATGCGTGACGCACGCCAATGGTCTCCGCGTCGGCCAGAAGGTCCGCTTCATCAACTCGTACCATGACTTCGATGATGTGCTCCCGATCAGGTCGATGCGGATGACCTTCCCGACCCCGTGCGACGTTCGCTACGAGCTGAAGCTCTCCCACGACTACGACGCCGACTGGAGCCTCTTCGACAAGCTCCCGTATCCGGGGTTGCCGAGCATCCCGCCAGTCCCACCGGTCGAGATCCCAGACCCAAGGGTCGTGGGGGAGGAGTGCGAGTGCGGCATCACCGACACCTTCACACGGACGATCTCAGGAGGCTGGGGCACGAGCGACGCAGGCATTCCATGGACGCTGGTGACCAGCGGCGGGGCATGGTCAACGAATGGCTTGGAGGGCATCGTTGCGTGGTCGTCCGGTGCCCCATACGGATATCTGGCCAAGTCTCTCGCCAGTGGTTCCATTGACATCACGCTCCAGTTCCGGGCGGCTGGCTGGACGCATGGTGGCAGTGACGGTTATGCCGTCTACCATCTTGACCTTCTGCGGGCCAATCTCACTGCCAGCCGCACTATCTCGCTCGTGCCCGGCTCGAACTTTGGCTTCTCCGAGCCGAATGGGTACATCGACCACGATGACGTTGGCTTGCTCGCTTTCGATTGGGTGCCCAATGAGGATTACCGGGTCCACCTCTTCTATGACAACCCGACAGGCGAACTGAGTGTCAATGTCTGGCTAGCTTCCAACCCAGAGCCGTCGGGCTGGATGCTCTCCAGCGCCTATGGCCCGGGTGATGACCCAATCGAGGGCGGTTTCAGGTTCCAGTGCTTCAACAAGACCATCTCTGGGACGGTCACGTCCTATCTCGATGACCTCGATATCTCCGGTCTCGACGCCTGCTCAGAGGACCGCTTCGACAACTTCTACCGCGAGGTCACGAGCGGCTGGGGCACGAGCGACGCGGGTCTGGCGTGGGGCACAGGCACTGTCTCGGGAGCCACAAGCTCGGTTACCGGGACGATCGGCAAGCTGACAGTCACGGGCTCGAATGGCACCATCCAGCAGCGCATCTTCGATCTCCCATTCCCCCTGCCGGTCGAAGCTACATTACTCATCAACGCCAAGAACTGGCCTGCCTACGACGGTTCTAACTCTCCAAGCGTCACGGTCCGAACAGGTCAGGACACCGCTGGGCAGGTCAGTGTGTATCAGGACCTCGGGCAGATTGAGATTGGCAACTTCGGGAGTGGCGCCCAAGACTCCGGGCACGACTTCTCCGATCCCTTCTTCCTGAAGATCAGCGTCGAGGCGGGCGCAATGCGGGCAAAGACATGGCCAGCGACGGACATCGAGCCAGCTCTATGGGACGTTGAGGTCACTGACGACGTAGAGACCACGGCGATGATCCAGTGCCAGATAAGCGGCAATACGAACCTGACCGGGTTCAGCGCCGAGTTCGACTACATCGACTTCGACTATGAAGACAAGCCATGTCCCGGTTGTGACGAACCGACCGACCCGGCCGTCGTGATCGACAACTTCGATCGAACTGTTGGGAGTGGTTGGGGCACGGCTTCATCTGGTAACGCGTGGTCGAAGACGGCGGTATCCGGGACGACTACCGAGTCAGTCGATGGCGACAAGGGTCTACTTTCGACCACGGGTGGTTCTCAGATCACGGACATGATCCTCGTCACGTCGGCCTACGCGACGGGCAAGGACTGGGTCGAGATCCGCTGGTTGGTCTCGACCACTGTCACGAACATCTTGGGTGGGATCTACAACTCAGCCTTCAGCCGTGGGCTGATCTGGTACACCGACGGCCCCACAAACCCGACCTCACTGAGATACGGACGCCCGGATGGCATCACGCAGATCCTGCTCGCTGCTGGCGGGGGTACGTTCGTGTTGCCTCTCGACGATACCCCTTTCTGGGTGTCCGTGCGGGCTGACTTCGATACGAAGATCATCCGTGGGAAGGTCTGGCTCGCCTCGGAGACGGAGCCAGATTGGAACCCAACCCAACTCGCACTCGGCACTCTGACCGCCAGCGAGATCGTGCGGGCCCTCGTCCGAGGCGGTGCGAGTTCGGCTGGTAGCGGGACGCGCTCATTCGACCTGATCGAGGCCATCCTGCCGACAGGGGATCCATGTACGCCTATCATTCCGGGCGAAACGGTCATCTCGGGACGTGTTTGCGAAGATCTCGAGATCATCGCCAGCGTCTACGTGAGAACATCGCGTGCGATGGTCGCGAATAGCTCAACCGTTTGGCGTGACGGCAATCTTCAGCGCCTCGGCACCGAGTACACAGAGGTCCTGCCGGACCAGATCGTCTTCGTGGACGATACGATCCCGGCAGGGACGCCGATCAGGGTCTGCTACCTGATCGACCCGGGCGGTGAGGCATGAGCTTCGAGGGTAGCGACGTCGAGGTTCTCGTCACACCCAAGGGCGGGGCGACAGTCGATCTTGCCAGCCACGCCGTGATCAAGATGGCCGAGTTCGAGGTCAGCTCTGGCGCCATGCCGGCCATGGCAAAGGTCACCTTCCGAGATCCCGATCGAGAGCTCTCATTCGTGACAGGGTCGAGGCTCAAGCTCAAGATCGACGGGCAGGCAATGTGGGCTGGATACGTGCTGCGCGTCGGACGCTCGAGCTTCTTCCCAGCTGGGGACGGGAAGGATGAGACGCAGGTCCGATCGTTCGTCGTCTACGCTGTCGACAACAACATCCTGCTCGACAAACGCATCTTCAGGCGGACGACCGACTACCTCAATGCGCCCCCGAACATCACTTCGAGCACGATGGATGGGGCGATCATCAGGACAGCGCTCACGACGTACTTCGATATGCCCTCTGGCTTCGATCTGACGACGAAGATCGACGATGTGATCGACGTCATCACCGGTCAGGGAACGAAGGGCTGGGCATGGCCAGAGCAGGGCTCGAAGCTCCGTTTCCTCCCTGAGAGCCTGTCCTCGTACCTCTCTGGCGCGATCTATTACATCGGCCCTGACGATGCGTTCCACTATCACGCGATCCAAGATGTCGAGGCTCCATGGGGTTTCAGTGACAAGCCGAACCATGCCCCGATCGTCGGTTCTGGTGGCTTCGAGGGTGCCTACTGGGGCTTCCGAGAGCTGAACGCGGACGAGGACGGGAGCGAGTTCGTGACCGATGCCTTCGTCTGGGGCGGGTCGCCCTTCGCGGCCGATGGGACGACGGTCTTCAAGCGGGCTACGGATACCGACCTCGAGGACATCCACGACCGCTGGCAGCGAGCAGAAACGCACTTCAACGAGACCAACTTCAAGACGCAGGCGACCGTCGACCAGCGGGCGAACGTCATCGTCTTCGGCAATGCTGCTGGCGACCCGGGCAGTCCATCTGGCCCGGGCTCAGTCGTCGGCGAGGGGCCGCGCGGCCTGCGCTTCCCGCAGTGGGCATACAGCTTCATGTGGCACACGAAGGACGTGCCCTCGATCGCCGGAGTGCCGAGGCATCTCTACCCGGGTGACATCCTACCGATCCAGTTGTGGGCCTTCAGCGAAGATGGGGGCGTCACCCCGTTCAACAAGTTCCTGCCCCTCCGGGCGCTCAAGATCTCTTTCCCCTCAGGAGCCAAGAACGGGAAGGCCCACGTCGAGTTCAGGGGCATGTTCGACCTCCGAAACGAGGACCCGTTCCTGCTCTGGAAGTACCTCCGCAAGCGCGAGCCTGAGGTCGCCGCGATCAATCTGCAGGTCGTCACCGACGCCGATACCGAGACCTCGTACGGGGCCTTCTATCAGGGCACCCCGACTCCGGCTACGGACGACACGACGACGACATTCTCGATCCCCTTCGGGTACATCTCGGGCACGCTGTCGATCTTCAAGTCAGGGCTCATCCAGCGCCTCGACATCGACTGGACCGAGGGCGATCAAGAGGCCGGAGAGTTCGTGATGACCACGGCGCCCAACTCTGTCGACTGGCTCTACGCGACTGCACGCACGCTCGATGTGTAGGGAGAACTGATGCCGATTAGTCATGCCACCCCGAGCCCGGGCCCGATCAGCGATCCAGAGTGGGATGAGGCACATCTTTTCGGGGGCTTCGCATACACAGTCGGCAGTGCCTTCCCGGGCTCGCCCGCCAGTGGCGACTTCTGCTATCGCACCGATCGCGACCTCGAGTATCGATATAACGGCACGCGATGGCTGAGCACGACGTTCTATCGGACTGACTTCGGGGTCACGGACAACCTCATGCCGCTCTCCGTCTCCGCGACCACGAGTGGACGGATGACGCCTTGGGGCGCGACCGACCTGTGGTTGGAAACGTTCTACTCGACGATCTTCGTGAGCGGGACGAACGATGGCTCGAACTACTGGACGATCGAACTGAAGAAGTACACGGCCGGCAACTCACCGACGACGGTCGCGTCCTTCAACACGTCGGCCGACTCAGCCTCAACATGGACTCCGAAGGCCGTTGAGATTGACGACATTTTCTCCGCTGCGACCTATAAGCAGCTTCAAGTGATCGGGACCAAAACCGGCAGCCCCGCCAACATCTACGTCCCTGCTGCGGTCGCTTATCGGCTCGTCGGCTAGACACGCACGTTAGGATGGTGCCCGAGAGGAGGGCCAATGGCTGACCCGTATCCGGTCTACTCGGAGTTCAAGCGGAACCCGCCGATCGTCGGAGGGCAGTATCTCGGTTGCGCCGTGTGTTCAACGGCCAGCATCATCCAGCGCTACACCGGCAAGGTCATCCTCAACCTGTCTGCGCTTGGGAAGTCGATGCGGACTCGTCATCGCAACGCGACCCCCGGCACGGTTTGCGGTTCCGTGGTCAATGGCGTCCCTCATGGATGGGACAACTTCTGCATGTCGCTCGAGCTCAGGGCTCGGGGCATCCCGGCCGTCTATGCGGCACTCGATTGGGAGGGAGTCAAGGACCAGCTCGACAAGGGCCATCCTTGCGCGCTTGCGATCTGGTATGGGGACATCCCGAAGATCGGTCGTCGGAGCTACAGCCGGACCGTTCCTGCCCGAGGACGAAGCGACACGTACATCTCGGGGCACAGCGTTGTGGCTTGGGCGATCGATAGATCGGCCGACCCGGACGTGTTCATCGTGACCGACCCCGACTTCGGCAGCGACAGCCGGCCGAGGATCCCGCCGCACTCTCGGCTCCGGGGCCCTGATCTGCGGGACGGCTTCGAGCGGCTGAGCTACAGGACGACATTCATCAACAAGCGACCACCGGGCTAGGAGGTAACATGACCGACCCGCTCAAGCCGGTCGACGAGATCGACGAGATCGACGACGATCCGGATGCTGTACCGGACGCTACCGGCGGCATCGAAGACACGCCCGAACCGGCCGAGGATCTCCCTGCGGCCGAAGACAACTAGGGAAGGAGAGATATGCCCACCGATCTCGACACGATCAATCTGGCGCTGATCCTCACGGCGGCTGGTGCCACCGTCGGGGCTGCGCTCATCACGGGGATCATCGGGATCCTCAAGAAGCTCGGCGGACTTGGGGCATGGATCGATGCATCGCGTGAGCCGATCGTGGCCTTCGTCCTCTCGGCCCTGCTCGTCATCGGAGCCTACGGCTCAACGCTGACGCAGCTTGGCGGAACCGAAACGATCAGCGTTCAGGGCGCCTTTGCCGCCTTCCTCGCGTGGTACGGCATCGCCCAGATCTCGATGGGTGTCCACAACACTGTCCAGAGGGTGTCCTCTTCGACACCTTGAGGTTAGGCCTCCATCGGGCATGAAGGGCGGGCCTCCCGGGGCCCGCCTTTCGTATGCGGTCAGTACCACCCCGTTCGATAGGCGTGCTGGAGGGCGCTGCACGCCGACCCGTAGCGGACGTTCACGTAGTGGATGCCCCACCTCACCTGTGTCGTGGCGTTGTCCCGCCAGTCGTCGCCAGCCCAAGCCATCTTCCTGCCGGGTAAGGCCTGAGGGATCCCGTACGCCCCGGAGCTCTTGTTCCTCGCATGGACCCGCCAGCCCGACTCGCGGGTGAAGAGTCGATCGAGGCAGTTGAACTGGACGCTCTCGAGGCGGGCGAGCGCATAGCGCCGAGCAGCTTCCACATTGGCGCTGAAGGTCCGCCATGGCCTGTATGCCCCGGCTGGGATCGGATACATCTCGGGCGGAGGCTGGCGCTTCGGCCTCCTCTCCGCCTTCGGCTCGATCACCGTATGGCGTTCGAGCTCGGCGATTGTCTCTGGATGGTCTTCTGGGCGAACCACAGCCACGGTGGGGCTCGGTGATGGGGACGGCGGCGCCGAGCTCGTGGCGGGAGCAGAGGGCGGTATGGTGGGCCCCGCAGGCTCCTGAGGCTCAATCTGGGCGCCTATGACCGACCCAAGGATCAGTCCCAAGGTGATGCAGCCGGTCCAGACGGCGACAACCCACCGTCTGCGATCGGGGGGCACGGCTTACCAATAGGCCTGCGCGAACCCGACTCCTGCCATCATCAGGGCGACGGTGTCCTTGAGTCGATAGTGAACCTCCCGGCCATTCGGGAGCGGGATGTCGTTACGCTTGGCTCGCTCGTTGAGCCAGTCCGTGGTCTGCTCGATCGTCTCTCCGAGGAGCAGTGTCCGCCAGAGGACCTCGAACTCACGGGGCGCGATACGCCGAAGGCGCCGCATGACGGCGGTCGTTCGATGGCGCTCCTCTTCCCCGGGCGCATTCGAGATCCAGCCGGCGAAGGCAGACGTCCATTGCGGTGTGCCGTCATCCGTCAGGCTCGCTGAGTGCATCATCTGCGGGGGCGGGTCTCTACGCCACTCATCAGCGAAGAACCTGCCCCAGTACAACGTCTCCTGCAGGGCGGCTGGCGGGAACGGAATGTCGATCGCCACCCGGGCATCCTACACGGATGGGACAAGTTGCTCCCAGCGAGCTTCTGGATCCCACTCCCCGACGCGCTCGACGAGAACCTCGTCGCCGGCCTCCTTGAGGGCGTATGTGTAGACGATCTTGTCGGCCAGCATGGCCTTGTCGGCGAGAGCCACGGTGCCCGACTCCTCGTCTCCGATCTGGTGGGCGTTGATGAAGGTCAGCACGAGATCCGCTCGCTCGACCATCTCACGGTCGCGGGCGAAGACTTCCTGCCGGCCACCGGGCTGAGGCTGGCACCATTCGAGCCGAAGGCCGATCAGATCGATGACGTGCTCGACTTGCGCCTCGAAGTGTCCGGGTGATGTGAACAGGCCCCTGCGCATCAGGATCAGGGATCCACCGGGCAGCGCGGCGAGGAAGCGGATCAGGAGGCGGGCTGCCTGCCCTTGCGGGAGCGCTCGGCTGCCAGCGATGACGACGGTTGGATCAGGCATCGACCATGTGTCGTGCCCCTCGCCAGCTCTGGAAGCGCCCACGGCGTTCGGCCCCGACTGGGTCCCCGGGATCAAGATCGATCCTCTCAAGGTGGCCATCGTCGAACTCCCACTGGCGAACGTGAAGATCGCTTGCCTGACCGGTGTCGGAGTCGTAGCTCCACGTCAACGCCAACCCAAGCGGCCAGAAGAATGCTTCGTTGGCCGCCATCAGGACGCCTTCGTCCTGCAGCATGGTCAGATCCACGGGTACGAACCTTGGGTCAGGCATCAGACCCTCCTGTCTGGGAGCCCCCATGCGAGGCGACCCATGCGCGTGTCGAGGTCAATCAAGTCGACGCCCTTCGTCTTCTCCTCTCCAAAGATCGAGATCAGCACCGTGCCGTCAGGCAAGGCGGCGAACTGCTCGGGCGTCTGCAGTTCGATGATCTCTGCGTCGTGCTTGGATGGGCCTTGGTGGGGTCGGTATCCGACGCGCCATGGCACAACCAGCCCATCTGGACCCTGATACGCGCGGGTGTCGAGATCATCAGACATCTTCAACCTCTTCGATGGTCATCAGGACGAACGGCAGCCGTGTGCCACGCACGGCCTTCTTGGACCTGACGCACGGCAGGAAGTGGATGTCGTCGTAGACGATCGCCCGCTTCAGGGCGTCGCACAGTGGCTTGACGATGTTGTCGCTGTCCATGTCGTGGTCGAGCTCGATGTCGAAGGTGACGCGGAGTTGCCCGGTTGGGCTGAAGTGGGAAGGCTTGGCCGCCTGCAGGATGAGCTGAGCGTCTGCCTGATACCGCTTTGCCTGTTCGGTCTTGACGGGTCGCGTGATGACCTTCTGGCTACCATCGACGTTGAGCACCGGTCGTCCCTTGCGCTGGACGCCGAGCTTGCCCATCCTGATGCTGTCATTCAGGCTTACCGGTTGGCCCGGGATGACGGCGTCCCACCTCACTGGTCGACCCAGAACACGGCCGTCGTCCCCTCGTGACCATGGATCGCGATGAGCTCGGCAAGGGAGTCATAGACCGCGATGCTGCGATAGGTCGTGATCCACGCGATGACGACTTTGCCCGTGCTGAACAGGACGCCCTCGGCCACGATGCCCGTTCCGCTGACGCCGGTCTTGTCTTCCTTCCTGACGAGATTGAAGCGCCTCATTCGTGGATCGTCTTCCATGAGATGGGACGACCCGACCACGAGGTCACGTCAATCAGCACCCTCTCGCCTGTATCGGGGTCAATACCGGCAGGGAGCCACTCTTGATCGTAGGAGATCTTGTCTGGCACAAGGACCTTACGGCAGAGGCGATGGCGCCCATGGCGATGCAGCCAGCGTCGGATGCGGTACCACGGGTTCATGGCTTGGGCGCCTTCGGCGGGCGCTTCTCAGACAAGTAGTCAATCGCCGTCACAACGGTCGCGATCAGCGCCGTCCCGAAGATGATGGCCGGGATCCACCAGAGACCGGGCTGGGCAGCGATGAACTGGACGCCGGCGATCACGAGGGCGACACCACCGACGGCTAGTAGGACCGCAGCGGCGACGCCGAGCCAAAGCACGATGAACTTCATCGATCGAGCCACCTTCCGTTGTCGTACACGTGGACTGGGATACCCTTCTGGAGGGCCCGTTGGACGGTATCGCTCGTGCCCGGGCTGCGTGGCCCCGGGGCGAAGATCGCGATCAGCATCTCGGAGTGGTCGACGATCTTCTGATTGCGAACCTTGGCCCGAAACCAGAACGGCTCTGGCCCGGACGCCGGCTTGATCTCCTCGCAGACCACCCCGAGCTCGTGGCAGATCGTCGCTGCCATCGCATCTGCCCCCTTGGCGCCGCCAGAGTAGACCTTCAGCTCGTCGTGCTTGATGAGCAGCTGCCCGATGATGGCGCGCATTCTGTTCACGGCCCGCAGGGCCTCACACGTCTCTCGATGCCGGAGTCCTTCGGCTGAACGTATCCACTCCAAGTTCTTCGGGGCGCACCAGCAGACGCCGACCTGTTGCCCGCCGACGATGCCGACATTCACTGGTCTGGCGGCAGAGCGGACATGGAGTCGACGAGCATGACCCTGATGGGGCCTTCTTCGAACAGGTGCGACATGATCTCATCGGCGATCGCTTGTGAGAAGAGCCAACCCCTGCCCTCGTCGCGCTCAACTTGCTCTGGCCCGTGGAATGGCAGCACGACGTGATCAAGGAGCTCCGTCTCGTCGACGCCACAGCAGTACGTGCTGTGGTACCGCCACGAACCACGCCCGTCGTACTCGGTGTATTCGTCCCAGACGAGCGCCTCCTCGGCGAGCGCCTCCGTGGCATAGACGCCGCGCACGTAGCGGTCGTCCTCGATGTCCGCATGGAAGAGGACGTAGACCTTCATCGCATCCACTCCGGGTGGTCGAGCGTCCAGCGCACAGTACGCTCGAGAGACTCATCGAGGGAGAGCGGAGGGCTCCAGCCGAACGTCGCCATCAGTCCACCATCGAGTGCGTACCGACGATCATGACCGGGCCTCGTCTTGTGGAAGTCCTCGAGCTCGTACTCCAGTGGCTTGCCGATGATGAGGGCGATCTTCTTGGCCAGCTCGAGATTGTCGACCTCCTGCTCGCCGACGATGTTGACCCTGATGGGCCGTCCGCTTCCGCCACTCATGATGTCCGGCCTGAACTCAGACAGGAAGACGAGCGCGTCTGCGTGGTTTCGGGCATGAAGGTAGAAGCGACTGCCGATCCGCCCCGGGGAGCCGTGGATGGTCACCCTCTGACCTCGGGCGATGCGAGAGATGCACATCGGGATCATCTTCTCGGCATCCTGACGTTCCCCGAAGTTGTTCATCGAGTTCGTGATCACGACGGGGACGCCATAGGTCCGCCAGTAGCTGAAGGCGATCGCCTCCTGCGCCGCCTTGCTGGCCGAGTACGGGTTCGATGGCAGGATCGTCGACCATTCGGCATGGAGCTCATCGTCGTGCGCTGGCCCATAGACCTCGTCCGTCGAGATCTGGATGAACATCCTCGGCCTCACGATCCGAGCGTATTCGAGCATCGTCAGCATGAGACTGACGTTGTTCTCGATGAACGGCACGGGATCCTCGATAGAGCGATCGACGTGGCTCTCGCTGGCCATGTTGATGATCAGGTCGATGGGCCCGATGCGATCGATCAGGCGGGGCGAGAGCGGGCTTGCTAGATCGGCGTGGTGGATCTCGAAGCGTGCAGGTACGGAGTCGAGTCGCAGGGGATCGCCACGGTGCCTGAAGCTCGCGAGACCGACAACCTCCCAATCCGGGCGGTTGATGGCGATGTGCTCGGCAACGTGGGAGCCGATGAAGCCCGCGATGCCGGTCAGCAGGACCCTCATTGGTCCTTCCGAGCAGACGCTCGGTCAAGGCCATCAAGCACCTTTCGTCTCTCGTCCTCACGAATGAGCGCGATGAGCTTGGTGAGCAGTCGGGCTCGATAGACAGAGTCGCCGATGATCTCTCGTCGAAGGCTGGCCATAGTCCTGCTCATCGGGCGAGTACCAGCTTCTCGATCTCGGTCAGGTCCCATGCGGCGACGACGGCGAACAGATCGCCCCCGATACGACGAAGGAGCATCGGGTCCTTGCGCTGTGAGCCTCGGACACGTCGCCATTCGGCCTCCCAGAGCAGGTGATAGTTGGTCAGCATGAGTGGAGGCCTGAACTTCGGCGGGATGAACGGCAGCTGTGCGCCCCAGCGACCAGCCCACGCCTCTTGCCACTCGTTGGTGACCAGCCTCGGAGGGCGGGCGACGGTGTCGGCCGGGAAGTCGAACTTCCGGTCGGCCGACCGGACGTTGCCCCACCAGACGGGCGTGTACGTGAGGCTGCCATCAGCCTCGATCCCCATCTCGATCTGGGCTTCATCGGCACGTGCGATGGCCAACCGGGGGCGACCGACATCATCGAGCCCGCCCGTTCGGATGGCCTCCGTCAGGCTGATGAGCACCTTGCCCTCGGCGAGCGCCTTGTAGCCGCGCATCAGCTCGCCGTCGATGCGGTTGCGGTCGGCCATGAAGGCTGCGCGGTACTCACGGAACGCCTTGGCTGCTGCCTCCTGATCCATGGCTACGGTCTGGACGTCCACTTCGACTCCTCTCGCTTGGCGATCCACTCACGGAGCTCCGGTCGGTGCGCCGTGTTCCACTGGTGGCCGGCCTTCATGCCGGTCTCGGTATGGCCAAGGCAGAGGCTGACCAATCGGTCGCTCCTCGGCTCGGCTCGTTTGCCCAGCCTCTGCTTGGCCTTGATGTGATCGAGGGTGATGCGGCCCCAGCACCTCCCGAGCTCGGATGGATCGATCTGCGGGGCGACGCAGCCACCATCCGCCTTCAGGACTTCAATCGCTAGCTCAGGTGGTACCCGGTCCTTCCTGCTCATACTTCAGCGTACCACCCGATGTGACACGCTGTCACGCTCCAGATGAGGGGACAAACGGCCGTCCCCTGTCGTCCCCCAATCCAGAGACATAGGTCTATCCAACGTCTTTCGTCGAATGAGGGGACAAGCTATCCGTCGACTGAGCGTGAATGAGGGGACAAACCATCCGTCCCCTAATGTCCCCTCATTTTGTCGAGCTTGATATGACCCCTTGACAGGGTCGGGTATGCTCAGCGGGCGCGTAGCGGGAGCGCCTCGCGAGCATCCCCTGACTCCGTCCCCTGATAGAGGTCTATCGATTAGGGGACCTGAGCACGAAACCACCCTACCGAACCCAAACCATGGTGGCGATCGTTCCCTTGCCGGGATGGCGAGCAGAGTCGAAACCGCACTCGGAGCACGTCTTCATGAGAGGCCAGTACGGCCCTCGGACATACTCGAGGCAGGGATCCAGATAGGGTGGGATCTCTCGGATGTGCGCCACAGCGCATGGTCTGCAGGCGTACCAATCGCGGTCGATCTCGTGGTCGCACCCCGGGCGAGAACAGGTCGTGGCCTTCGCCATCAGTTGAGCAGGCCTTCGACTTCCTCAGTCGGGAAGAGGAGATCCATCTTCGGCCGAGACTCGAGGAGATACCGAGCCGGGTCACCCTTGGTGCCTGAGCCAGCCACCTTCCGAGCCTTGACTTCGAGGTCTGGATCCCATGACGCCTGACGCCAGAGGTCAAGTCCGAGCTCACCCCTGATCCGTCGATCGTCCTTCGCCTTCATGCGTGCCGCGAGCTCGGCTGCTGTCCAGCCCTCTTCATGTTCCTCGTCCGGAGCGCGCATGATCGAGGCCAGAGCAGCGAAGAGTCGGGAGGGGTCGACGATTGACTCGGCGGTCAGGACCTCGGCCGGCTGGAAGCGGGCCCACTGATGCCCGTGGATCAGGATCTCGTAGATGATGTCCGGCTGGCGGGCCACGTAGTTGCGCTTGGCATCCTTGAGCGTCACGTGGTAGCGATAGGGCATACCCTCGGCGGCTGGGATCTCGATGCTCTTGACGCCCCAGACGTGACCGGCACGGTCACGCTTGACTGACGTCCCTGCCGCGAAGCCAGCTCCGTCGTCCTTCTTGGTCCCGAAGAGGTTCGGATGCTCGACGATGAGCGTCGGGACCCCGAGCATGTCGACAGCATTGAACCAACGCGTCGCGTAGTCGCGCACGGCATCGCCCTCGGTGCCCCACGTCGCCTGAGCGGAGTCGATGATGACGAGCGAGGCCTTGATCTCAGCTGCCCTCTCGGCGATCAGTTCGGCCGAGTCGATGAGCGAGCCACCACGCAACTTCATGAACAGGTAGCGGTGAAGGTCGGCCTTGATCTCATGGCCACGCATCATCATCTCGACGCGCACGCGCATCTGTGCCTCGTCCTCTTCCTGTCCGATGTAGATCACGGGCCCCGGTATCCGGGGTTCGATGCCCGGCAGGATCTCTTCGCCAGTGATCACCGATAGGCCGATCATGGCCGCCAGCGTCGACTTCCCTGAGCCAGATGCCGCCACAAGCATGCCCGGGCGTGCGACAGGGACGATCGGCCAGACGACGTACTTCGGAGTCAGGTCCTTGGGGACCTCGACGTCGCCCAGCCAGACGGAGTCGATCTCGTACTTCGACTCCTGTAGCCGCTCGAGCATGGCGTCGATCATGGCCGTGATCGGGACGGCGAAGTCACCTGTCGCACCGTTCGTCCTCGACAATCTCTTCGAGGCCTCTTCGGCGAAGCGGGTCCGCTGGATGGCAGTGAGCATGTCGACGTTGCCCGTCAGGATGCGTGTCGGCTTATCTGAGCCCGCGTCCTGACGGTCGATCGTCAGCGTGGCCAGCAGGCGCCCGGTGCCGTAGTAGATGTCGCGAGCGTAGAGCGTGATCGGCCAACTAACGTCCTCGTGTCGTACCCGCCATGTCGAGCCGTTCTTGAAGAACTGGAGCTTCGGGTAGCGGACCCACGGGACACTGCTCACTTCACGACCCAGCCGACCCCGGGCAGCCACTCGACCGGGGCGCCCTCCTGCATGGCGATCTCCGCCGGGTGTTCTGGATGGGCCTCCTGCCGTGCCTTTTCGATCGCCTCATCATGGTGATCGTGGAGCGTCAGCTCTGGCTCGTCCGGCTTATCCATCCTTCCGCAGACGCCACATATCTCCCATTCATGGTGCCAGTAGCAGGTGTCGACGATGAGGAATGGATGGCGCCCGGTCATCGCTTGGGCGCCAGCTGTGTGAGCTGATAGGCTCCGAGGCCCTGTTCGCCGCCACTGCCTGACAGGATGCAGGAGCCCGACTTGCACCACACCCGTTGGTCGTCTTTGGCGATCGACAGGCTCGGATGGCGGTCGTCATGGGCTGGGCACTTGACGGCGATCCCCGGACGGGCATTGGGAACACCCCACAGGTCGCGCAGGATGTCCGAGACGCTGTCGGAGGCCGGTGGGTCGCCGTGCGGGAAGCGCAGATCCTTGGGGCTGTTGGTGAGCGGCGGGAGCGGCGCCCTCTCGGCTGCATCCCTGATGATGGCCGAAGGACAGGACTCAATCTCAAGCATCATCTCCGTCAGCTTGCCGGGTAGGATCTCTCCCGTCGTAGCGATGAGGCGGTACCGTTTGTGGGTCCTCTGGTGGGGCATGGTCGGCATTCGGATGCAGTGCCCGAGGGAGTCCTCGTCGTTGAGGCGATCACTTCCCGGGCGGAGCTCGATCTTCTTGTCGTCAGGCAATCCGGCCTCGTGAACGAGGGCCCTGAGCGCCCGACGTACGAGTACGGCTGGAAGCTGTTGGTCGATCAGGATCCAGAAGTGGCAGCCCCTCGCCGAGCGTTCGATGTACCCGATGCCGCCGAGGCCTGAGAGCTTCTCCCCGAACCTGAGACCGAGCTCGTAGCCATCATCTCGATCGATGTCCAGCGCGGCGATGTGCGTCGTCGACTTCGAGGTCAGGACGTAGGCACTGATCGGGACCCCGGACAGGAAGGCATCGAGGACGACCTTCGACGTCAGGGGCTTGCGCACCGCCTGCCAGTGTTCGCCATTCCAGAAACTGTAGGCGTCCCGCCGGCCGGCGAAGGTGGCCGCGTAGACCTCGGCGGCCTGTTCGAGCCCGGGGGAGACTTGCATAGTTGCGGTGGCAACGTCTACCATGGATACCGTCCTGCTCAGGGGACTTGAGAAACGGCGGTGTGGCCTTTCGGATGGCGCCCGCCGTTTCTGTCGTGTCCGGGTCGATGCTACATCAACGGCCGGGTCTGCGGACCCAGCTCAACACGCCTCGGTATCGGGCAAGGATGACGGTCTCACCATGTGCCTCCAGAAGGAGCACGCGCTCCATCTCGGAGAGCACACCGGGGTCCTTGACGCCGTCGACGATCCGATAGAGGCAGGCCCAACATGGCGCCGTCGGGCCCTCTCCTTCGATGGCCGGCTTACCGCAGATCCAGCATTCAGGCGATGGGGCCGGCGTCCTCTTCTTCGTCCGAGACAACTTCCGTCGCTGCTGGTCCAGCTGCTTCGACGTCTTCGCCAGCAGGGCTGTCACCGACGACATCTTGAGCCTCCTCTACGGCCGCTGGCTGTTCCTCCTCCTGACTTGCCCGGAGGCTGGCGATCAGCTTGCCCATCTCCTCGGGCTTGATGGTTCTCAGGGCTGTCTGCAGTGTCGTCGCCGGGTCCCCGTCCTCGACAGGGAACGGACGACCGAGCTGTTCTGTGAAGTACTCAAGCGTCTTGATGGAGCTCTTCGCGAGACCGGCCTTGCGGAGCAGCTCGCCGAGCTGGCGCACTTGCGGCGACGAGGCCTCCTGCTGGCGGCCACCACGTTGTGGCTGTGAGCGTCCACCCTGCGAGCTCGAACGGCGAACCTCGGGAGGGCCCTCGCGTCGGGCGGCTCGTGCGTCTGCCCGGGTGTCGCCTTCGGGATCGTCCCCCGTCGACACGAGGAACGTCTTGAACAGGAAGTACTTCTCCATGCCGGTGAGCGCCTTGTAGAGACCCTTGTCGCTGTTGTCGTCGCCGTAGCCCATCATCAGCTGCGGCTCGGTTTCTTCCTTCGTGTCGCCGTCGATGAACTTGAAGTGAGCAGCCACGGCGGTTAGCGTGTTCGCCTCTCCGGTGATGTTGCCATCGCGGTCCTTCTTCGTCTGGCTCAGGCGTTCGTGGTGCTTGATGCCCTTCTCTGGGTCGGCAAAGAGCGACCACCAGACCCAGATCCCGAGCTCGCTCAGCAGGGGCCGGATGGCCTCGACGAGGTCGCTCTCCTTGGCGTATCGGTAATGATGGAAGGTGTTCTCGCCGGACTTTCGGATCTGGCCGACGAGGCCGGTGATGAGGGCGAGCTTGGCGACGAGGTTCTTGGGTCGAGCCCCGACCTCCGGCAATCGCTCGACCAGCTCCTTCCGGCGAAGTTCGTATTCCTCGTACGTGATCTCCGGCTCGGCTGGGATGCCGTTGCCCGACTCCTCGGTAACGGCTGGCGTGGGTTTCGTCTTTGCGGGCACGGCGGGCTCCTCATCATAGGCTTCGAGTGGCTTACCCATCGAGCGACTCCTCATAGGGCTGGCAGGCATGACGGACCGGGCAGTATCGACAAGCCCCGTTCTCGAGGCCGTTGGGCGGGTACTGATCCTTGGCGATCCCGTTGGCGATCGTCTCGAGCCGGCGGGCGAAGCTG